TTCAAGAGATTATGCACGACGATTTAAAGGAAGGGCAGAAGAATCTTCAAGAATAGAGTATAAATATAATTAAGAAAACTCTTTAACAATGGCAATTCAGAGGATATCACGGGCATTTAAGGACATTAGTTTATCTTTTGAGCCCCATCCTGTGACAAAAGACCTTCCTGTTTTAAAAAATGAGAACGCAATTCGTCGTTCCGTAAGAAATATAGTAGAAACTATCCCAACAGAGAGATTTTTTAATTCTTTGTTGGGTTCTGATGTAAGAAGAAGTCTATTTGAGTTCGTTGATTTTGGTACTGCATCAGTGATTCAGGATCAAATTGAAATTGCAATTAATAATTTTGAAGATAGAGTCGAAAATTTGATCGTTCAGGTAGATCCAATAGCAGACGAAAATACATTTAATGTAACAGTTATATTTGATATTATTGGTCAAGAGTTTCCGACACAAGAATATTCATTCCTCCTAGAGGCAACCAGATAAAATGCCTTTTACAAAATATACAAATTTAGATTTTGATCAGATAAAAACTTCTATCAAAGATTATCTCCGTGCTAACTCTACATTCACGGACTTTGATTTTGAAGGATCAAACTTTTCAGTTTTAATTGATACGTTAGCATATAATACTTATATTACTGCATTCAATTCGAATATGGTTGTGAATGAATCCTTTTTGGATTCGGCAACTCTTCGAGAGAATGTAGTTTCTCTGGCAGGTAACATTGGATACGTCCCCCGTTCCAGAGTTGCATCAACGGCACAAATATCATTTAATGTAACAACTAGCACAAAAACTCCTACACTAACTCTGAAGGCAGGTATAGTGTGTGTAGGGAGTACTAATGATACCACATATACTTTTGCCGTACCAGAAGACATTACGGCAAATACAATCGCAACATTCGACTCTGCGGGACAATTTATAAATTGCACAGCATCCTTCAATAACCTCAATGTTTTTCAAGGAATATTCTTAACCAAACAATTTCAGTATGATGGTTCTTTGGATCAAAGATTTGTTCTGAATAATTCTTTCATTGATACATCAACACTTAAGGTATACATTAAAAAAACAGAACAAGATGGACTTGGTATTGAATATTTCCTTTCAGAAAATATTTTTGATGTAGATAAAAACTCTAGAATTTTCTTCATTAATGAAGTTCAAGATGAAAAATATGAATTACGATTTGGTGATGGTCTTATTGGTAAAAAACTTGGTGATGCTGTTGGTTCTGATGGAACTATAATTACTGCCAACTATATTATTACAGATGGAAGAGATGGCAATGGTGCTTCTAGTTTTTCATTCTCTGGAACATTAGAAACTGCGACTGGTGCGGTTATTGATCCAGGAACTGTTACGATTACAACTAATCAATCATCGATTAATGGTGGTGATATTGAGCCAATAGATTCAATTAAATATTATGCACCAAGATTATATTCGTCTCAATATAGAGCTGTTACATCAAGAGACTATGAAGCAATTATAAAAAGAATATATCCAGATACTGAATCGGTATCAGTAGTTGGTGGAGAAGAAATGAATCCTCCTCAGTTTGGTACAGTTCAAATCAGTATTAAACCAAAAAACGGAAGTTTTGTTTCAGATTTCAATAAGACACAAATTTTATCAAAGTTAAAGCAATTTACAGTATCTGGAATAAATCAAAAGATAACAGACCTTAAAATTCTTTATGTTGAACTCAATAGTTCTGTTTACTATAATTATTCTCAAGTATCGAGTGCAGATACATTAAAAACATCTGTTACAAATTCTCTTCAAAAATATTCAGAATCTTTGGATTTAAATAAATTCGGGGGAAGACTTAGATATAGTAAATTGCAACAAGTTATTGATAATACTGATACTGCAATTACATCAAATATTACAAAAATTATTATTCGTAGAGATTTAAAACCTATACTTAATAAGTTTGCACAATATGAATTGTGTTATGGAAATCAATTCCATGTAAATTCTGAAGGATTTAATATAAAATCTACCGGATTTAAAATTTCGGGAGAAACTGATACGGTCTATTTTACAGATATTCCTAATGCAGATTTAAAGACCGGTACTTTATCGATTGTAAAGCAAGTATCTGATGAAACTAGAGTGGTTGTAAAATCGGCAGGAACTGTGGATTATGTAAAAGGAGAAATAATTTTAGGAACTGTTAATATCACATCAACTTCATTGAGTAATAGATTAATCGAAATACAAGCATTCCCAGAATCTAATGATGTTGTTGGATTAAGAGACTTGTATATCTCATTAAACATTCCTAAAAGTACAATAAATATTGTCAGGGATGTAATTGCTTCTGGGGATGAGATATCTGGAACCAGATTTGTTGCTGACTTCTATACATCAAGTTATTCAAACGGAAATTTAGTAAGAAAGTAATATGATACAAACTGGTTTTGAATCTAGAATCAAAGTACAAGATCTAATTGACCATCAACTTCCAGAGTTTATCTTGGAAGAAAGTCCGAACGCGGTAGAATTTTTAAAACAATATTATATTTCTCAAGAATATCAAGGTGGTCCTATTGATATTAGTGATAATCTAGATCAGTATTTAAAATTAGATAACTTAAAACCAGAAGTTATTGTTGATAGCACAATAACTAGTGCTAGTGTTACATCCTCCGATACTACAATTAGTGTTTCTAGCACAAAAGGATTTCCAAATCAGTATGGACTTCTTAAAATTGATGATGAAATCATCACATATACTGGAATTACTACGAATAGTTTTACTGGTTGTGTGCGCGGATTTAGTGGAGTAACTGATTATCATCAAGATTTAAATCGTGGAGAACTTGTTTTTTCCACATCAACAGCAGCAGAACACTCTAATAGTTCATCTGTTCAGAATTTAAGTTCTTTATTCTTAAAAGATTTTTATAAAAAACTGAAGTATACTTTTACTCCAGGATTAGAAGATATTAAATTTGTAGATGAAATTAATGTTGGAAATTTCATCAGAAGAGCAAAAGATTTTTATGCTTCTAAAGGAACAGACGAAGCAATAAAAATACTTTTCAAAGTTATTTTTGGAGAAACTCCTTCAATTATAAATTTGGAAGATTATTTAATCAAACCATCTTCTGCAAATTATGTAAGAAGAGAAGTTGCAATAGCAGAAGTAATATCAGGAGAACCCTCAAAGATTGTCGGACAAACTCTTACAAAGACTACTGATGAGAACACAACTGCTTCAATATCGGCAATAGAACCATTTTCAAGAAAAGGTAAAACATTTCATAGAATTGAATTTTATATTGGAAATACTAAAAATTCCTCATCAGTAGAAGGAAATTTTGAAATTACTCCAAATACAAAGTTAATTGAAAGTGTATCTATAGGATCTTCTATTTTAACAGTAGATTCGACGGTAAGTTTTCCGCAATCTGGAACATTAATTTCAGGAACTAATACTATTTCTTATACTGGAAAAAGTATTAATCAATTTTTTGGATGTACTGGTATTAATGATACTATAACTACATCATCAAATATTAGATCTAATGATACTTATTTTTCTTATGAAGATGGAGATACTTCTAAGAAGGTTGAATTAATATTACTTGGAGTAATACAAGATTTAGTAGAAGAAAATGAAGACTTTAAAGTAGATGAAAATGATATAATTACAGTTAAAAATCTTGGGGATAAGATTAAAAATACAAATTCAAATTGGAAAGAAATTTTTGCAAATTCTTTTATATACAATACTAGTGCAAGATACCAGATTGTAAATAATAATACTAATGAGTTAGGATCCACTATTGATAGATCCAGTTTAAAAATTGGAGATCAAGTTGAAATATTAGAAAGAGGTAGTGAAACTATAGTATTTTCTGCTACTACACCTTATATTGAGTCTATTAATATTGACAAAAATACTTTAACAATAAAAAATAAACCATCTTTAGAAGACAGTAAAGAATATGATGTAAGAAGAAAATTAAATAAAACAAAATCTTCAGGTTCAGATTTTGGGAGTAGTTCTGTATTATCAGATATCCTTAATTTATATGTTGATAAAGATGATTATGCATATGTTGCATCAAATTCATTACCTTCCGAAGAAAAGAATGGAATTGTAGACGAAGATGATAATAAAATTATAGATTATCGTCTTGATATTGAAACCAGTATTAAAAAAGTAAGTATTGCTAGTACTTTTAATATTCCAGAATTTTCCGAAATTAAGAATATCTATAACTTTATTGAGTTCAATCCTTCCATTCCATTTTTAACAGGAGATAAAATATATTATCTTCCGCAAGATGAACCTTTAGTTGGATTGCAAACTGGTAATTATTATGTAAAAGTAACATCTACAAATCAATTTAAATTATATACTACACCTTCTTTATTAGATTCTGACAATAATGTAACATTTCAAGTGCCAAATTCTGGTATAGGAACTCACACTTTTACCTTAGATTCTCAAAGAAAAACTGATCTAGGAATACAAAAACTTTTAAGAAAGTTTCCATTAGAAAAAAATATTGAAAATGGTTCCGGAACCTTAACAACTCCAGGAACTACTGGAATGTTAATTAATGGTGTTGAAATTAGTAACTATAAATCTAAAGATGCAATTTATTATGGTCCAATTGAAGATGTAGATATTCTTTCTGGGGGAGAAGATTTTGATGTAATTAATCCTCCATTAGTTGAAGTTTCTACTGGTGCTGGTATTACCGCAAAAATTCAACCTGTTATTAGTGGAGGTTTTGAAAAAGTATATGTAGATTCGCAAGATTATAATATTGGAGAGATAACTTCTATTAATATTTCAGGAGGAAATGGTAGTGGTGCTGTAATCAAACCTGTAATAATTGAAAAACCTAGAGAAGTTTTATTTAATGCAGATGAATTTTCTAGTGGTGGTGGAGTTAGTGAGACAACTAATCAAATTTTATTTTTAACAGATCATAATTTCGTCAATGGTCAAGAAGTAATTTACAATCCTCTAGGAAATAATCCAATAGCAATTGGAACGGCAGGAAATAATATTAATCTTCCCACTAATTCTGTATATTATGTCGGTGTTACTAACAACAAAGCAATAAAATTATATAACACTTTAAGTGATCAGCAATTGGACACCAATGTCGTAGGAATCTATACAGGTTCTGTTGGAACGCATAAGTTCTCAACTCTTTCGTCTTCAAGACAAGTTTCTTATATAAAAGTAATTAATAAAGGAGAAGGATACACTAATAGAAAGTTAATTGTAAAACCTACAGGAATATCTACAACAAACAATACTGTTACCTTTAAAAATCATGGATTTAATGATGGAGAAATTATTGAATATGATTATGAATCTGGGCAGATATCTGGAATTACAACTACAAATCAATACTTTGTTTTAAAAGTTGACGACGATTCATTTAGATTATGTGATGCCGGAATTGGGGGAACAGTTGTTTCTAATTATGAAAGACGAGATTATAAAACATTTGATAGTACGGGAAGTGGATATCAATATTTCAAATATCCTAATATTTCAGTTTCTATTAAATATAATTCTGTAGGATTTGGCACTACTACTCAAGAGTATCAAGATTTAGTATTAAGTCCAGTAGTAAAAGGAAGTATTGTTGATGCTTATGTTTACGAATCAGGAACTGGATATGGATCTACAATTTTAAACTTAGAGAAAAAACCAATAATCTCTATAAAGAATGGTAAATCTGCTCAATTAACACCATCTATCGTTGATGGAAAAATAATTAATGTTTTTACAAGTTTTGTTGGAAGTGAATATTATTCTGTTCCGGAATTGATTGTTTCTGGTTCTGGAACTGGTGCAGAATTGCGAGCAATAATTAATAATGGGGAAATATCAGAAGTTAAGGTTCTGAATACTGGTATTGGGTATTCAGCATCAAATACAAAAATTCAAGTTGTTTCATCAGGAAAAAATTCCTTTATTGATCCACAAATAAGAAAATTAACTTTAAATGATAATATTACAAGATTTACTACTGGAGAAGTTTTATTAGAAGGTAAAGATAAACTTCAATATTCAGTATCAAAGTATTTTGAGAATTTGAGAAATTCTTTTAAAGAAAATCCCACAAGCAGGTCAAACATAATTGGATGGTCTTATGATGGCAATCCAATTTATGGACCCTATGGATATACAAACCCTGAAGATACATCATCAGGACTAAAATCATTAGAATCTGGGTATATCTCAAATACATCGAATGTTGAAGATAGACCATCTGGATTTGATGCTGGATTTTTTGTTGAGGATTATCAATTTAATAATGTTGGAGACTTGGATGAATATAATGGTAGATATGAAAAAAATGTAGAGTATCCGAATGGTGTTTATGTATATCATGCTACAATAGACCAATTTCCATATTTTATAGGTAATAAGTATAAATCAAAATTAATTTCCAATTCAGATTTGGATCAATCATTTGATTTCAATAATTCAAATTTATTGAGAAATACTTTTCCTTACAAAGTATCAGAATTAAAGGCTGATTATGATTTTATTAATGAAACTAGTGATGTTTTAGATCAAAAAATAGAAGTAGTGTCTGTAACATCAGACTCTGTAAAATCTATAGATATTGAAAATTCTGGTAATAATTACAAAGTTGGAGATAAATTAACATTTGATAATACTGATACTTCAGGAAGTGGTTTAGATGTTAGTGTTGCTTCCGTAAAAGGAAAGAGTCTCGTAGAATTAAATACAAATTCAACTGAATATTTAAATTCTATTTTTACATGGGAATCTACAAGTAGAGTAAAAGTATCAATATTACCCAACCATGATCTTTTAAATCTAGATTATGTAACTATATCTGGATTTTCTACAAATCTATCGGTACTTAATGGAACACATCAAATCACAGTTCCTTCTTATGCAAATGGAAGATGTCTTTCTACTATAACATCTGCATCTGTAGGATTTACGACAGAAATTTATGTTTCTCCAATTCCAGAACAAGTATCTGTTGGTAGTAGTATTAATATTGGAACAGAAACTTTAAAAGTTCTTGAAGTATTTAAAAATCAAAACATTCTCAGAATTGAAAGAGGGTTGGCAGGTGTATCACATACTGTTGGAACTGCAGTAACTTTCTCTCCAGATTCTTTTACAATTTCCAAATCTGTAGATAAATTTGATTCAAAAGTAAATGATAAGGTTTTCTTCAATCCTAGAGAATCTGTTGGTGTTGGAACTATAAGTGGTGTTGGATACAGCACATCATTTACATTTGGCAGTATTTCAACTGTAACTAGAAGTATTCCTACAAAAGGAATTTACATTGAAAATCATCCTTTCACAACAAATCAACCGGTCGGATTTAATACTAATGGTGGAACAACCTTAAATGTTTCTACTGATGGAACATCTGTCCCAGTAAGTATACCAAGTAATCTTTTCGTTGTTAAGAAAAGTCCAAGTCTTATTGGATTAAAGACTGCAATTACAGGTGAAGAATTATTCTTCCATGATAATGGAGATGATAGTGATAAGTATTCATTTGAATCCAATTATACTCAAATATTGGGAGATGTGGATAAGAATGTAGTAACCGTTTCAGTATCAACATCTCATGAACTTCAAGATGGAGATACGGTAACATTAGATGTTCAACCAAATCTTTCAGTGGGTATTGGAACTTCAACAGCAGTTCGTGTTCTTTATAAATCAGAAATTGATAATATCGTAGTCAATCCAATTGGATTTAATTCAACAGGAATTAATACAGTAACTAATGAAATCACAATTACAGATCATGAGTTAGTAACTGGTGATAAAGTTCTTTATGAAGATAGTGGATATAATGAATATTTTGTTTATAAAGTTAATAGAAATAAAATTAACCTCTGCGAAACTTTAATAGATTCTCAACAAAATCCTCCCACAGTTGTAAGTTTTGCTTCTACAGGAGGTTCTTCACAAACAATATCCTTAATTAATCCACAATTACAACCAGTCAAAAATAATAATTTAGTATTCGACCTTTCAGATTCTTCACTGATAAATTATAGTCTGAGATTATATCAGGACAAAGAGTTTAATAATGAATTTGTTTCTACTGGTTCTACAAATACTTTCAGTGTATCTGGGGTAGGAACTGTTGGAGTAACATCTACAGCAACTCTTACATTAGATTATAACTCACAAATTGGTGAATTATTCTATACCTTAGAAAAAGATGGAGTATTAGTTAAATCTGATACTGATGTTAATAACTATTCAAGTATTAAGTATATTGATAGTGATTATAACAATTCATATGTTATTAGTGGTGTTGCAGCAACAACGTTCAATGTAAATCTTGACAAAAAACCAGAAAAACTTTCTTATGGTTCAACAGAATGTGATACATTAGATTACTCAACGACATCAACTTCTCCATCTGGTCCAGTTAAATCTTTAAGTATTATATCTTCAGGAACTGGATATAAAAAATTACCTTCTTTAAAATCTACAAACTCTGTTTCTGGAATAGATTTAATTGCAAATGCAAAATCAATAAATGTAGGATCTATAAAAGAAAGTAGAGTCATCAATAACAGATTTACTTATTCTTCAGATAAAACTTTAAGACCTAAGGTCAATGTTTCTCCCAACATTGTAACAAAAGATTCAAATGCATTAAGTCAGATATCAATAGTTAGTGGAGGTGAAGGTTATGTATCTCCACCATTTATTACTCTCGTCAATCCCACAACAAGAAATGTAATAAATTCTGGATTGATTGAACCAAAAATAACAGGATCTGCAATTTCTTCTTTAGATATTAAAATACAACCAAAAGGTTTACCTGATGAAACTGTAGAAGTTTTTGCAACAAATAATAATAATGGTGTTGCAATTGAAAAGGTAGGGTCATCAAATACGGATTTTTTCACATGCACAATATCAACACCTGGTATTGGAAATACTTTTAATACTCCACCATTTGCTGAGGGAGATGAAGTATTCATTGAAGGTATTGTAAAATATAGTTCAGATGGAGATGGATTCAATTCTTCTGATTATGGATACAAATTCTTTAAGGTAAAGGGATATAGCACTGCGGGAGTTAATGATACAGTCTCTATTGGTGTATCTGAATTCACTACAAATACTGGGATTGCAAAAACAATTCAGGATTTTAGTGGAGTAATAATTAATAAAAATGATTATCCTACTTTTAAGGTAGTTCAAGAACCATCCAAATTTTTCATTGGAGAAACTTTATCTTCAAATAAGATAATAAGAGATTTGGAAGTTACAGGAAGTGATGGAGATTCTTTAAAGGTTTCTGGATCATATGAGTTGTCAATAGGTGAAGTTGTTACTGGAAATGAATCTGGCACTGTCGCAACAATTAAGTCTTTAAATTTAAATGAAGGAACATTTAATGTTGGATATTCTAACACAAAAGATATTGGTTGGGATACTGAAACTGGAAAATTAAGTGAAGATTTTCAAGTTACTCCAGATAATGACTATTATCAAAATTTATCATATTCCGTAAAGAGTTCAATAACATATAAAGATCAGCAATCTCCGGTAGAAAGTTTAGTTCACACAAGTGGATTGAAAAATTTTGCAGATACTGGAATATCTTCAAATACGAGTGCAGGTTTAACAACTACTATTGATGGAATTACTATAGTTTATGATGTAATTGGTGAGAAAAGAGTAGATACTATTAATAATTTTGATAATGTTATTGATGTTGATGTTGTAGATTCAAAATCAAAATTTTTAAAATTAAAAACTAAAAGACTTACAAATTATACAGAATTAAAAAATCTTAATGTATTAACAATTGATGATCTTCAAAATCAATTCTCAAACTCAGAATCTGAATCTACAGAATTTTTATTAGTAGACGAACTTGACAATAGAACATATTTCAATTACTTATTAAGAGTGTCTAGTGAAGATGGTACTGAACTTCAGTTAACAGATATTACTATTTTAAAAAATGAATTAGAATCAGTCATTGTTGAAAATGAGTCCATATCTGGACAAGAATTTAATTATGGTATTTTTGACTTATTTACAGACGAAAGTGAAAAAACCTTCTTAAGATTCGTTCCTAATGATGCATTGAATACAAATTATGATCTAAAAGTAATTAAGCAAATATTTAATTCAACTTTATCTGGTGTCGGAACGCAGTCTATAGGTTTTGTTAATTTGACAGGTTCTGTAGATATAGAAAATACTAGTGTAGGAATTGGAACTACAACAATTATTTCTTTAGATGCTAATAATTTCGAATCTCTTTATGTTAATGCACAGGTGATCAATACGGAAACCAATGACATGAATTATGTGAGATTGTATGTTTCTATTGCAGGGACAAACACTTTCATGTCAGAATATTATATTGATAGCAATGTTTTAAGTTCTTCAACAGGAAATCAAATAGGTATATTCACTTGCACTGACTTGGGAAGTGGAGTTTTATCACTAATACACGAAAATACTTCTTCTGATCAACTTAAGATAAGAACTAATATTGTTGGATTTGGAACAACATCTACTGGAATTGGTACATATAGATTTAAATCTTCTGATCAATCTGATGGTCAAGAAAGAAGTATAATTTACGATTCTGGATATTATTCTACAGTAGGTGCTTCCTCTACAACAATTCAAACTTTAGATAGATCTTTATTTAATGCATCAAAATCTTTAATTCAAGTAAGTATAGGTTCTACAAAAGCACTTCATCAGGTTATGATAATTGATGAAGGAACTGATGCTTATACTCAGCAATTACCTTTCCTTTCAGTATCTAATGATGATAGTGAATTAGATGGTGCTTCTGGTATTGGAACATTTGGTGGAGAAATATCTGGAAGTGATCTGATACTTAAATTCTTCCCAGATGCAAATCAAACAGGTCAAATTGATATTGAAGTATTCAGTAAATCATTTTATTCTGAAGTAGATGTTGTTAATGAACCTTTAGATTTATCTTATGGTGCTGTAACCGAAAGTATTGATGAAAAATTCTATAATGCTATTAATCTATCTAGAATCAATAAAGATAATTTCACATTAACTGATAATGGCATTCCAATTTTCTCAAAGAAATTTAATCCAAATTCATCTGCATTAGATGCATCTACTGGAATATTTACAATTCAAAATCACTTCTTTGTAACTGGAGAAGAATTAATATATACTCCAAACTCTACAATCGTTGGTGTTGGAACTAGTGCAGTGGTTACTTCTAGTGGAGAATTACCATCAACAGTATATGCTATCAAATTAACCGAAAATACTTTCAAAGTAGCAATAACAACTACAGCAGCTGCTGCAGGAATTGGAACAACATTTACTTCTCTTGGAGAAGGAAATGCTCATAGATTCACTATGAAAGAAAGAAACACTAAGTGCATCTTAACTGTTGATGAATTGGTTCAATATCCAATAGCACCTACTAAGATTACACATACTTTGAGTGGAAATGTTGGTGGTTCTCTAAACAATAGTACAAGTATTGTATCACTAAGTGGAATTTCAACAATAAATCCAAGAGATATATTGAAAGTTGATGATGAATACATGGGTGTAACTAATGTTGGATTGGGAACAACCAATGTAGGACCGATTACAAATGAAGGGAGTATAAATTTAGTTGAAGTCAAGAGAGGATTTGTAGGTTCTTCTGCATCAACTCATACAGATTCTACCTTAGTAAGAATTCATAAAGGTTCATTTAATATTGAAGATAGTGAAATTTATTTCACAGAAGCACCAAGAGGTAATCCACAAATCGCAAAAACAAAAAATAATTTAGATTTTGAAACCTCATCATTTACTGGTAGAGTATTTTTCAAATCTAATTATGACAATAACAAAGTTTATGATGATTTATCTGATGAATTTACTGGAATTGGAAGAACATTCACACTAAAAGTTGGTGGTGCAAATACTACAGGAATTGGAACAGAAGGTGCAAGTGGTTTAGTTTTTATTAATAACATTTATCAATCACCCAAAACTGATAATAATCCAACAAGATTTAATTATCAAATCTTAGAAGACTCTAGTGCAGGAATATCTACTGTTGAATTCTCTGGAATTACTAGACCGGGAGAATTTCCTCTCGAATATGTTGTTTCTGACTATGATGTTAATGCAAATGAAGTCCCTAGAGGTGGAATTATAGTTTCATATGGATCTACACCTGGACTTGGGTTTGCACCACTTGTAGGTGCTTCTGTGACTGCTGTTGTTGGTGCTGGAGGTTCTATTGTATCTGTTGGATTAGGAACGACAGGACATGGTTCTGGATATAATGGTTTAGTTTCTATCGGAGTAACTGTAGTAGATTTGGAATATGATCATAAATTTGTAAGTTCCGGAATAAATTCAATTACTGCTAATACAGGTAGCACTTATACTGCAACAAACGCTGTTTATAATTCTGTATCAGGAGATTTGACTTTAACTATTCTCAATCATGGATTAACAACATCAAATACGATTGGTATTGCTACTGATGGATTAGTGTTTACTTGTTCTAAGGACAGTCATACAACAAATCATCCATATCCAAGAGCAATTTCCAAAACTAAATTGAGAAGAGGATTATCCGGAGGAGATCCTATCCACAATCAACAAGTATCAATTGCAGCAACTACATTGAATACAGTTCAAATCAATGTAGGTCCTGGAGGAGGTGCTGGTGTAGGAGCAATAGTTTCGGTTTCTTCTATAGGCATTGGTGGAACTTTATCATTTAATGTTGGTTCTGCCGGAACTAACTATGTAAATCCAGAAATATTTGTTTCTGATCCATCATATAAAAATCTTCCCGTAATTGGTGTTTCTAGATTAGGAATTGGAGCAACAACTGATACGGGAAATGGTTTATTAGTAGATTTAAAAGTTGGTGGATCTACGGGAATAGGATCCACTTTATTCGAAGTAACTGAAGTCAAATTTTCAAGACCAGGATATAATTTCAGAAGAGGTGATGTATTCAAACCAGTTGGATTAGTCACTGATGGTTCTCTATCTTCTCCAATATCAGATTTTGAGATTACAGTAGTTGATACTTATTCTGATAATTTTGCTGCTTGGGAATTTGGAGAACTTGATTATATTGATTCTATTCAAAACTTACAAGATGGATCAAGAACTAGATTCCCACTTAATTATAATTCAGCACTTCTGAGTTTTGAACCTCAAGAAAATTCTCCAATTGAAGAAAATATTAACAATGTTCTTATAATTTTTGTTAATGGAGTATTGCAAAAACCAGTAGAAAATTACATCTTTGAAGGTGGGACATCATTTGCATTTACAAGAGCACCACTACCTCAAGATGAAGTTGAAATTTACTTCTATAAAGGTGTTGATGGAACTGATTCCACATTATCTGATGATGTTATACCAACTATAGAAACTGGTGATGTTGTTCAAGTTATAAGTAATAACATTTATCCAAATACAATAACGCAAGATGAAAGAACAGTTTATAACTTAACTTTCTCCGATAAATTTGAGACTAATCGTTATACTGGATTGGGAGTTGATGAAACCAATTACAAACCTTTATCTTGGACTAAGCAAAAAACAGATAAGAAAATTAATGGCCAATATGTTTATAAATCAAGAGATGTATTAGAACCGTTAATCTTCCCAACTGCAAGAATTATCAAAGATGTGTCTACAACCGATACTGAAATATTTGTCGATAATATAGAATTATTTAATTATGAAACTGATAATGGTTATACAGATGCTTCTACTCCATTAGATGCGGTTATTATAGAAGATACTAATCCAGTCACCGCTTTATTTACTGCTTCGATTGATGGAAATGGATCTGTAAATGGAATAACTACGACTAATTCTGGTTTTGGATATTTACCAAATCAAACGACAATAAATCTGAAATTTGTAGGGATAGGAACAACAACAGCAACAGCAACGGCATCTATTACGAATGGGATAGTTACTGGAACTACAATTACCAATCCTGGACTTGGATACACAGTTGCTCCCATAATATTTGCTGAAACTCCAAATCTTAATATTGAAAAAATTACAGGATTTAGTAATATTAAAGGTTTCTCTGGAATAGTAACTGGTATTACAACAGCATCTGGAATTGGTGTTCCTTTAGCACTTCAATTTACAGTAATTGATAGTAATAACTTCAGTGGATTATCAACAGGTTATCCAATTTATATCTATGATACTCAAATTGGTAGTGGAGTTACCTCAATTGATGATTCAAATTCTGCAGTTGTTGGAATTGGAACTACTTTCCTAGATAATGTTTACTATGTTTCTGCCATATCTAATAATGATGCAATTGGAATTATTACATGTAATGTAGATTCAAATTCCAATATAGTTGGTCTTGGAACTACTGGAAATATATTAAATCCTGTTGGAAAATACTCATGGGGATTATTAGAAGGAGGAACAAGATCTGCAAACCCAATATCAATCGGAGTTACTGGAAATACCGTATCTGGATTGACAACATATCCAACAATTCAGAGAAGAGGTATTGGTATTAGAAAAACTGGGGCATTACCTAAAAGAGAAGTATAATTGAAAACTAAAATTGTCTTATAAATATATAAAAAACTATTAATATGTCCGCATTCGTAACAGATCAATTTAGAATATTGAATGCTGGTTCTTTTGTAGAGTCTATCAGTAATAACTCTTATTATGCTTTCTTAGGTTTATCAAATCCAACTCTAGGATCAGTTGGATTTGGAAGAACCGACAATTGGAATACAAGCACAACTAATAATCCTGTAGACAATTTTCAATATTTGTCTCATTATAGAGATACTAGTTTATTTGGTAAGAAAATTACATCAGAAAACGCTAGAAGAGTTATAAGAAAGGTTGAATGGGTTGCAAATACTCCTTATGACATGTATCGTCATGATTATCGTCAAGGAAATGAAACACCTGTATCCAAAACGGTAAGATTATATGATGCAAATTATTATGTTATCACAAGTGAATTTAAAGTTTATATTTGTATAGATAATGGTTCTTCTGGACCTAATCCTACTGTTACAGGATCAACAATAGAACCAACACAGACTGATGTAGAACCGTCTGTTGCAGGGTCTGATGGATATAGATGGAAATATCTATTCAGCATTTCTCCATCAGATGTAATTAAATTTGATTCTACAGAATATATTACAGTTCCTAATGATTGGTTGACTACAACGGATTCTAGTATTCAAACTATTAGAGAAGGAGGAAACTCTGATACTAATAATAATCAAATAAAGGCAGTATATATCGAAGATGGCGGAACTGGATATACTAATGGCACAGTAGCATCTATCATAGGTGACGGAAGTGGTGCTACAGTTTCTATTGCAGTAGATAGTGCAGGTACAATAACCGATATCACGGTGACAAATGGAGGAAAAGGATATACATATGGAATTCTCAATTTACCCAAATCTTCCCCCACTGATACTGCAAAATTAATACCTATAATTCCTCCATCAAAAGGTCATGGTTATAACATTTATGAGGAGTTGGGAACAGATAAAGTATTAATGTATGCAAGATTCGACGATTCAACTAAAGATTTTCCAATAGATACTAAATTTGCTCAAGTTGGTATTATAAAAAATCCCGAAACATTTTCTGGAGCAGGAGTAACTTTTACTGGAAATACATTCTCATCTCTTTCTGGTATCGGACTATCAGAGTCTAGAAATGTAAATATTGGAGAAATAATAACGCAAGATCAAGGTAATAACGTTATCGCAAGAGGTTATGTTGCATCATTTGATAATGATACTAAAGTTTTGAAATATTATCAAGACAGATCACTATGTTTTGGAAATAAGGTAGATCAAACACTTAGTAACAGTACAAAAAATATAGTACCATTTATTTCTGGTGATGATCCACCATCCATTTCCTTTACAGAAGGACCAAACCCCTCTGGAGGTTCTGCAAGTATTGCAGATCTAAACGGTAGTGTTGTAGTTGTTAATAATAAGCAGATTAATCTGGGAGTTACTTTTACAAAGGGTCTTGCAAATCCAGAGATAAATAAAAAGACGGGGGATATAATTTATATTGACAACCGACCCGAAGTTCAGAGAGACTCTAGACAAAAAGAAGACATCAAAATTATTCTGGAATTCTAAAAAAAGATGGCACAAAAAACAGACTTAAATATAAGCCCATATTATGATGATTTTGATGGGGATAAAAATTTTTATAAAGTTTTATTTAAACCAGGATATCCAGTTCAGGCTAGAGAATTAACAACTCTTCAATCCATCTTACAGAACCAAGTAGAGTCTTTTGGTGGCAATATTTTTAAAGAAGGATCTATGGTTCTTCCAGGATCTGTAACTTTTGATAATCAGTTTTCTGCAGTAAAATTAAATGCTGTCAATTTAGGTATAGATATCTCTGTTTATATTAAGAATTTTATTGGAAAGAAAATTACAGGACAGCTTTCGGGTGTAACAGCATCTATTCAAGAAGTTGCACTTACATCTGATAGTGATTTAGTAACTGACATTACAATTTATGTAAAATATGGAGAATCTGGAGATGATGCAGATGTAGATACATTTCAAGATGGAGAACAGTTATTTGCAAGTGAAAATGTTACATATGGTAATACTACAATTACCGCAGGAACCGCATTTGCATCATTAATCTCTCAGGATGCAACATTTGTTGGTTCAGCAGCATCTATTGATAATGGTGTTTATTTTATCAGAGGAACATTTGTAGAAGTTTCTAAGCAAACACTTATATTAGATTATTATACCAATACTCCTTCGTATAGAGTAGGATTAAAAATATCCGAAACGATTGTAAATGCAAAGGATGATTCGTCTTTATATGATAATGCAAGTGGTTTCACTAATTTTGCAGCACCAGGAGCAGACAGATTAAAGATAGCATTAACACTTACAAAAAAAGAAATATCTAATAATACAGATACTGATTTTGTAGAGATATTGAGAGTAGATGAAGGAAGAATTAAAAAAATTGAAAATAAACCTGTCTACAATTTAATAAGAGATTATATTGCAGAAAGAACATTTGATGAATCTGGTCATTATGCCGTAGATGAGTTTGGTGTTAAAGCACTCAATTCGTTAAATGATCAAATCGATAATGATGGTTTATATTTAGAGGGAGAAACTACAGAACAAGGAAATACTCCATCGGATGATTTAATGTGTCTACAGGTAAGTCCTGGAAGAGCATATGTTGATGGTTATGATGTTACTTTAGATACAGAAACTGCTATAGATGTAGAAAAACCAAGAGATACTGAAAGTATAAGTGGTGCTAATATCCCATTTGAGATGGGACATTTATTGAGAGTTAATAATGTTAGTGGTGCTCCAAAAGAAAATGAAACTTTAGATTTATATGATCAACTTGGTGGAGGGGGGTCGATAATTGGTGCTGCGAGAGTATATACCTTTAACTTGACTGATGCTGCATATTCTGGTGCAGCAACTCAATGGGATTTATATCTTTATGATATTCAAACTTATACAAATATAACCTTTAATGTAAGTACAACACTCTTAACATCTGCTTTTATAAAAGGAAAGAGTAGTGGTGCGAGTGGTTTTGTTGTTGCTGGTTCTTCTTCAACATCTTTCGATCTCAGTCAAACTTCAGGAACTTTTGTAACTGGGGAAAAATTGATTGTTAATGGAATTGAAACTGCATTAACAATTGCAAGTTTTACACAAAATACAATTGACCAACTCAAATCTGTTAAACAATCAAGTCTTTTCGGGGGAGGATTTCCAGATTTTAATGCAGATGCAGTATTAAGTTCTAAAAAGTTCTCTAATGGAATATCAGAAGTTGTTGTTGAGACTGATAGTGGAATATCAACTGCAAGAAGTCCGGGAAAATTATTCTCTGGGGTTAAAATAAATGACATAATTAGTGTCATAGAGGGAAGTACTTTAAGGTATAATAGAGTTACATCAATTGCATCAGATTTGTCATCAGTTGGCATTGCTTCTACTAGTAGTGTTAGTGGAGTATTTAATGGAACCGCAATTTCTTCTGGAAATTATACGGCAAATCTTAGAAAAGCACAAATAAGAAATAGTGAAAATGGATATCTTTATGCAAATCTTCCAGAATCTAATATTTCCTCTGTTGATCTTTCTAATTCTCAATTATTAATATCTAAACAAATTGAGGTAAACATTAATGATGTTGAACTTGAGTTAAATCAATCTAATACTGGACTTACTAGTTCATTTTATGAGACATTCGACCAAGAAAGATATTCGATTCATTATAATGGTGGTGGAATCGGAACAATAACTTCTGATGCATTTACTCTTACTGGGGGAGGAACTGGTATTGCCGTTACTAATCTGAATTCTAGTGGTGGAAATAGTATTGTAAATGTAACACTGAAGAAGAATGGAATTCAAAGTAAAATTAAAAAATTTACTAGAAGTGCAGTAAAAGTAGTTAATCTTTCAAAATTAGCACAATCTGGATCTGCATCTAGTATATCAATCAATGATGGACTAACATATAATCAATATTATGGACTTAGAGTTCAAGACGATCAAATTTCATTAAATGTTCCTGATGTAGCAAAAGTTCTTGTAGTATATGAATCAACGAATACTGCAGATCCTACACTAGATGCAATTGAATTCTCTTCAATATCCAATGTTGGAACAGATGCTATTATTGGAGAAAATATAATTGGTTCTGAGAGTGGAACAGTTGCAAGAGTAGTAACAAATGAGAATTCTACAGAATCATATTTTGATGCACTTAAGGCCAATAAATTAGGTGTAGTTTATCTAAATCAAAATACTTTTATTGCTGGAGAAACCGTAACATTCAAAGAATCTAATATTATTTCTACGGTTCAGTCTATTACATTAGGAAAGTATAATAACGTAACAGACAATTTTGTTCTTGATGGTGGTCAAAAAAATGAATATTATGATTACTCAAGATTGATCAGAACAACAGATTCAGAACCATCTAAGAGATTGTTAGTTGTTTATGATCATTATATAGTTCCTGCATCAGATACTGGAGATGTATTTACTGTTTTAAGTTATGATGCTGATAGATTTTTAAATGATATTCCTACAATTGGTCCCAATAATGTTAGAGCTTCTGATACACTAGACTTTAGACCAAGAGTTGTCGATTATTCTTCAACAACTGCTTCACCATTTAATTTTGGTTCAAGAACATTTACTACAGATTATAATCTAAAACCTGGTGAGAGTTCTTTAATTGGGTTTGATTTTTATCTACCTAGAATTGATAAATTATATCTTGATAAGTTTGAAAATCTTATTGTTAGTAAAGGTGTTTCAGCAAAAGATCCAAAAGCATCTCCAAGTAATGATCAAAGTTTGATGGAATTGGCAACGATTATACTTCCACCATATCTTTATAGTCCCGATGATGTTTCTATCGATCTAGTTGACAATAGAAGATATACCATGAGAGATATTGGTCAACTTGAAGATAGAATAGAAAACTTAGAAAGGGTTACATCTTTAAGTTTATTGGAGGTTAGTACTGAAGCATTGCGTATTGAAGATGAAGATGGCAATAATAGATTCAAGTCCGGTTTCTTTGTAGATAATTTCGCAGATAGAACAGGTAGTGATGAAAATCTAACATCAGCAGATATTAGTGAAGGTCAATTGAGACCAAGACTTCTTTCAAATTCCTTAAGACAAAGAGTTTTACCTTCATCAGAAATTTCTGAAGAAAATTTAGATTTAACAACCAACTTTGAGTTATTAGACCCAAATATTCAAAAAACTGGAAATGTTGTTACTCTAAAATATGATTCTATCGGTTGGTTGGAGCAACCACTTGCTACTCGTGTTGAAAATGTTAATCCATTCCATGTAGTAGAATATGTTGGAAATGTAAAATTATCTCCAGAAAATGATTTTTGGATTAGAACCATTTATATTCCCCCTTCTGTACAGAATATAACAAGAAGAACTACTAATGTTGTTACTAACACTATTAATAATACCAGAACTCTTCCTCCAGTAAGAATTGAAACTGGAAGAGGATCCAGAGTTACGACAACAAGAACAACTGAAACTAATACCAGTTCTAGAGTGCAAACTTCAAGAACTTCTAGAACTAGAGTTAATGTAAGATCTAGAGATGTTCTAATCTCAAGTGGCGATGAGCAGTATATTAGATCTAGAAATGTTTCTTTCTTCGGAAGATCACTGAAACCTTTAACAAGACATTATCAGTTCTTAGATAATCATAGTAATGTAGATTTTATACCGAAACTCATAGAAATTGCTAATAGCACATCTTTAGAGACATCTGGCACTTTACAAGGATCATTTACGTCAGGTGAAACAGTAAAAGTATATAAAGGTGGACAAGAAACAGGTCGGTTTAGACTTGCAACATCAAATCATAAAGAAGGTCCCTTCAATTCACCATCAAGAACTTATAACATTAATCCATATGTAAGAAAGGAGAATTTACCAAATTCTTACAGTCAATCATCCAAAACATTAAATATTGATTTGAATTCATTATCTGATGAAGCACAGGGAAGATTTTTTGGGTATGTTACCAAAGGTGCAAAGATCGTTGGACAATCGAGTGGTGCAATTGCATATGTAAAAGATTTAAGATTGATAACTGATAATTATGGAGATCTTTTTGGTTCATTCTTTATCAAGAATCCACATATAAATCCAGCACCAAATCCAAGACTTCTTACTGGTAAAAAGACATACTTATTGACTAGTAGTTCTACAAATACCAAACCATTACCTGGAAGTAAGTTAATTTCTACCGGTCAAGGATCTTATAGTGCTGTTGGAACTCTTCTAACAAGACAAATACAAACTACAATAACCAGAACTATTGAAACTACAGTAAGACGTACTACAACTGTAACAACAACTAGACGTGAGGTCTTTAGAGCGAGAAGATCTGATCCTCTTGCGCAATCATTTGTTGTTGGTAGAGATATTGATGCTCCAGATTTAAATGGATTTAGTAGTGATGATAAGGGTGTAGTTCTTACCGAATTGGATATCTTTTTTGCCAACAAACCAGCAGGTAGTGAACCTCTTGAAGTTCAAATAAGAACAGTAGAACTTGGCATCCCAACTCTAAATTTGGTTGGTGAATCTAAAACATTATATCCAGATCAAATTACAACATCAACAACTGGAGAAACTGCAACAAGAGTTACATTTGATGAACCAAAATATCTTGCTCCAGGAAATGAATATGCTGTAGTTTTACTTGCACCTACTTCAGATGAATATGAAGTTTGGATTGCTAAAATGGGAGAGAGAACTGTTAATACACAATCTCTACCTGATGCAGAAGCAGTCATTTACACTAAGCAATTCGCACTTGGTAGTTTGTTTAAGTCTCAAAATGGATCTATTTGGACTCCTACACAAGAATTAGATCTTAAATTTAAACTTTACAAAGCAAAATTCACCGCAAATACTGGTATTGCTCATTTTGGAAATCCACCTTTAGATCAAAGTAATGGATATGTAAATAATTTACTTGCAAACCCAGTTACAGGTCTACCAAAAACTGTCAATCTTGGAGTTACAACATTCACAGATTCTGGACTGATTGATATTTTAAATACTGGTAGAAAAATTGCCGGTTCTATTCCAAATAGTTATGGATATATTGAGTATGCGGGTGGACCGGTCAGTGGTATTACAACTACTAATGGTGGTGTAAATTATACAACTCAATCTAACAGACCAACAACTAATATTGTCGGATTTGGTACTGGATTAAAATTTACTATCGATAGTGTAGATGGAAATGGTGCAATCACCGGTCTTACAAAAACTGCTAATGGAAATGGATATGAAGTTGGTGATGTAGTGACTATCACTAGTAACACAACAGGTAGAGGTGCATTAATTAGTATTGATGCAATCAATGGAAGAGATACACTTTATCTGACTAATGTTCAAGGTGAAGGCGATTCTTCACCAAAAGCATTCCGAACTGGTATTGGAGTAAGTTATTATGATACAGATACAACTATTGTATCTTTAGGTACTACTCAAATTACAAGTGTGACTGAAGGATCAGGTACAAATTCTGGAAATTTCTTAGAAGTAAGTCATTTTAATCATGGAATGTATGCCAATAATAATAAGTTGCAATTGAGTGGTGTTGAATCTGATATTTCACCAACAATTCTTACTGCAAATTTATTATCATCCGGTTCTGATACAATATTTGTTGAAGATTCTTCAGTATTTGAAACTTTCGAAGGACTAACAGTTAGTCCTTCTAATCCTGGATATGTAAAAATTGGAGATGAAGTTATAAGTTATAAAGAGGCATCTTCAAATCAATTAACAGATATTAGTAGAGGTGTTGAAGGAAAAACTGAATCGCATGAAGTTGGTTCTAAAGTCGAAAAATATGAGTTTAATGGAGTATCTTTAAGAAGAATTAATAATGTAATTCATGATATTTCTGATACTGGTATTGACTCTAATGGATATTATATTGAAATAGATCGAAGTGTTAATGGCACTGACAGATCTTCAGATACTATTGTGGATACACCTTTACAATTATCATTCAATAGACAGTTTGTTGGTGGTGGAAATGATGTCTATGCAACTGAGAATATCCAATTTAATTCACTAAATCCAAGATTCTTTGTTCAGGCACCTGGAGATTCAACCTCAGTAAGTGCCGTAATCAGAACAACAACTGGAACTAGTATTGATGGTACTGAAACTTCTTTCCAACTTCTAAATGAAGTAGAACCTGTAGAGTTAAATTCATTCAATAATTTAAAATCGACCAGAATAGTATGTTCTAGAGTAAATGAATTGCAACAACCAGTATTCAATAATGTTTCTGGAAGAAGATCATTTACTGCAGCAATTACACTAAACAGTACAGATGAAAACTTATCTCCAATTATAAATCTCGAAAATTCTACTGTTGAATTTGCATCAAATTATTTAAATAGACCTGTTACAAACTTTGCTACTGATTATAGAGTAAATTCTATTTTAAATGATCCACACTCAGCAATCTATGTTTCTGATACTGTCAATTTATCCAAACCAGCATCTTCCTTAAAAGTTATACTTGGAGCATATAGACCTGCATCTTCAGACATTAGAGTTCTTTATAGTCTTGTTAGAGATGATTCATCAGAAATTGAACAAGAATTTGAATTGTTCCCTGGATATGAGAATCTTGAGGCAACTTCTGACGGTGGATTTAGAGTTGTTGATCCATCTTTAAATAACGGGAAATCTGATGTTAAAGTTCCTGCAAGTTCTGCTAATCAGTTCTTAGAATATGAGTTTAGTGCTAATGATTTGGGAGAATTTAGTGGATATTCAATTAAAATTATTATGTCAGGAACTGATCAGGCAAATGCACCAATTATTAGTGACCTTCGAACAATCGCATTAGCATGAAGAATTTAATAAGAGTTAAAGATCATCCTCATCTTTACAGAGATGAGGATACTGGAGCAATTGTTAATTGTGACGATATTGCTTATGATAGATATAAGAATAGAGTGAAACGAAAAAATTCTGAGAAAGAAGAGTTGAATAATATGAAAAAAGATATTGAAGAAATAAAAAATTTACTCAAAGATTTTTTAAGCAAATAAACTGCCACCAATAATTCATATAAATATCTAAAGGATTATAATTTACAAAGATAATGGCAGTTTATGCATCTAATATTGTGATTGAGCAGGGATTTGATTTTTCCAGCTCTTTTGCCTTAGGTGACTCTAGAACCAATTCCAGTCTCAATATTACTGGATATGGTGTTACTGCACAATTAAGAAAAAGTCCCTCTAGTTCAACATCAGTTTCTTTTGCTTCGACAATTTTAGATTCTGAAGTTGGTATTATTGAACTTTCACTAACTGATAATCAAACTCTAAGTTTAAAACCTGGTAGATATGTTTATGATGTTCTAGTTGAAATCGGGGGATTGGACTCTGGAGGAAAAAAATATAAAGCATTTGAGGGTATGGCTTTAGTAAGAGCGGGAGTAACAAGGTAATGCCAAGTATACCAGATAGAATTGGTGGACAGGGGGTAATAAAAGTCCTCTCAAATATTAGTGGATCATCTGTATCTAGAATTGTAGATCTAAGTGATGTTGATGTATCATCCTTAGCAGATGGTTTCTTTTTAGAATATAATGCAAATACTTCTAAATTTATCACAACAGATACATTTAGATTTGTTAAAAATATTAATGTAACTGATACGGTCACAACTCAAAACATTGATGTTGTTGGAGTTACTACTTTTAGGGGGGATTTATTTGTAGGTTCAGATCTTTATGTTGATGAATATCTAATTTATGAAAATAATTTTAATGGTCCAAATGGAGTTGGATATTTTACTACAGAAGGAAAATTAGTAAGTAGTGGAAGCACTGCAACGGCAATAGAGACAAGTAATTTTATATTAACAACTGATGAACCATCTGGAATTGTTACTTGGACAAGTATCCTTGATGGAGGAGAATACTGATGGCAAAACCAAGTACAAGACAAGGATTAATTGACTATTGTCTCAGAAAACTGGGAGCACCAGTTTTAGAAATCAATGTTGATGATGATCAGATAGATGATTTAGTTGATGATACTATTCAATATTTTAATGAACGACATTATGATGGTGTCGAGAGAATGTATTTAAAATACAAAGTATCTCAAGATGATATTGATAGAGGAAAGGCTAGTGGAACAGATGGTGTAGGAATTGTAACAACTACTGGGACTTCAAATATTGTAGGAACTGCAACTACTTTTAATTTCTACGAAAATTCGAATTATATACAAGTTCCAGATTCTGTAATAGGAGTTGAAAAAATATTTAAGTTTGATACTAGTTCAATTTCTGGAGGAATGTTTAGTATTAAATATCAACTTTTCTTAAATGATCTTTATTACTTTAGTTCTGTTGACTTACTAACTTATGCAATGACAAAAACATATCTTGAAGATATTGATTTTTTACTTACCACAGATAAACAGATAAGATATAACAAAAGACAAGATAGATTATACTTAGATATAGACTGGGGAGCACAATCTAAAGATACTTTTTTCGTAATTGATTGTTATAGAGCATTAGATCCCGAATCATTTACTCAAGTGTATAATGATTCATTTGTAAAAAAATACTTGACGGCATTGATAAAAAGACAATGGGGTCAAAACTTAATTAAATTTAATGGTGTCAAACTTCCTGGCGGAATTGAATTAAATGGAAGGCAGATATATGAAGATGCTCAAAGGGATTTAGAAGATATAAAACAAAGAATGTCTTCTGAATATGAACTACCACCTTTAGATCTAATTGGATAATTATGGCACTGAATCCCTATTTTCTTCAAGGTTCATCTGGTGAACAGAGTCTTGTACAAGACTTAGTGAATGAACAATTAAAAATGTATGGAATAGAGGTTTACTATATTCCAAGAAAACTATTAAAAACTGATGATATACTTAATGAAGTTCAGTCTTCAAAATTTGATACAAGTTTCGTAATTGAGGCATATTTAAATAATTATGATGGGTATGCACCTGATAGTGATATCATGACCAAATTTGGTCTAAGACTTAAAAATGAAATAACTTTAGTTCTTTCAAAAGAAAGATTTGAAGAATCAATTTCACCATACTTAGCAGAAATTGCCTCAATATCTAGAATATATTATCCAGGAGAAGACCTAGCATTTGTTGATAGACCAAAAGAAGGAGATTTAGTTTATTTTCCTTTAGGAGAAAGATTTTTTGAAATTAAAAGAGTTGAAGTAGAAAAACCATTTTATCAATTAGGTAGAAATTATGTTTACGAATTATCATGCGAACTCTTCGAATATGAAGATGAGGAAATTGATACCGGAATTCCAGAAATAGATGATGTTCTAGAAGATGTTGGTTATATTGCCGATTTGAAATTGGTTGCCTTCGGTGGAACTGCAGAATGCGATTCAATACTTGTTCCAGGTTTTTCAGGTGTTACTAATGTTGTTCTACTAAATGATGGATATAATTATACAGGAATACCAACAGTAACAATAAGTCCTCCAGGTCTTGGATCTCCACTTTTTGCAGATGTGGATGTTAGTACCATTACAGGTGCCATAGGAGTTGATGAATTTTCTCTGACAGCTACCGCAGTTGCAATAACTACATCAGTCGGAGATGCAATATCAATTAAAGAGATAGTCATTACAAATACTGGATATGGATACACTGAACCTCCTACTGTAACTATTGCTGGAGGAAATGGTTCTGGTGCAATTGCAACTTGCATTATATCCGAAAGTCCAATTCTTAAGATTGAAGTTACAGATAAGGGTGATAGATATTATCAAGCACCAACTATAACAATAGATCCACCAGTCGGTGGAGGAACAACAGCAACGGCAATCTCTAGAATTTTCAATGGAAGAGTATCAGAAGTACTGTTAACAAATGCAGGTTCTGGATATACTTCTAAACCAAATATCACAGTTTCTCCACCACCTTCAGTTGGAATTGGAACCTTTATTGTTTCGGAAACAGTCACTGGTTCTCTCTCTGGAGTTACTGCAGAAGTCAAATCTTGGACTAATCCGGGACAAGACATTGATAAGATTTTGAGAGTTTCACTAAATAGTGGAACATTTAGTGAAGGAGAAAATATAGTTGGATCTTCTTCCTCTGCAATTTACACTTTAAAGTCATATGACACAGATACTTCATCAAGTGATCAATATTCGGATAATGATGAATTTGAGGTAGAAGCAGACAAAATATTAGACTTTACAGAATCAAATCCATTCGGCGCATATTAATGTTAGGAACATACTATTATAACGAAATAATTAGAAAAACGATTATATCGTTTGGAACTCTTTTTAATGATATTCATATCAAACATAAAGATAATTCTGAAGATGTAATTTCTGATATGAGAGTTGGTTTATCTTATGGACCAATGCAGAAATTTCTTGCAAAAATTGAGCAGCAGGAAGATCTAACAAAACCTGTTGCGATTACTTTACCAAGAATGTCTTTTGAGATGACTAGTATTCAATACGATTCATCAAGAAAAACTGGAATAGTACAAACCTTTAAGGCATGTGACAAAAATGGAAAGGTAAAAAAAGTTTTCATGCCAGTTCCTTATAATATAGGATTTGAGTTAAATATTTTCACTAAATTAAATGATGATGCTCTTCAAATAGTTGAGCAAATACTACCATTTTTTCAACCATCATTTAATGTTACAGTTGATTTGGTAGAATCTATTGGAGAAAAAAGGGATGTTCCTATTGTTTTAGATAGTATAGATTTTCAAGACGATTATGAAGGTTCATTTCAAACTCGTAGAGCATTAATTTACACTTTAAGATTTACTGCAAAAACTTACATATTCGGTCCTGTTGCAGATAGCACTGATGGACTTATTAAGAAAGTTCAGGTTGATTTGTATGCTGATACAAATACTAAGACAGCAAAACGTGAAATGAGATATACTGCTGTTCCTGACCCAATTGACGCAGAACCTGGAGATGATTTTGGATTTACAGAAAGTTGGGAATTTTTAGGAGACTCTAAAGAATTCAGTCCCACTAAAAAAGAGGATTACTAATCTATTATGAATAATTATGATTCAATCGATGAGGCTCTGAATATTGAGAGTGATATTGTCGAGTCAAAACCAATTAAAAAACCAGAGATTATAAAATCGAAGGATGATGATATAGAAAAAGATTATATCTATAGTCGTGCGAACCTCTACTCCCTCATAGAGAAGGGTCAGGAGGCAATCAACGGCATTATGGAGGTAGCAGGGGAAGGAGGCAGTCCAAGGGCATACGAGGTCGCAGGACAGTTGATTAAGAGTGTTGCTGATACTACTGATAAGTTGATTGACTTGCAAAAGAAACTTAAGGATGTAGAAGACGAAACTAAGAAAACCACAAATAATGTTACTAATAATGCAGTGTTTGTTGGATCGACATCAGAACTTCAAAAAATGCTCAAGCAAGGTTTTCTAAATAATAAAGAATAAACTACTTTTCATTGATGAAAAAGTGTAAGCAAGGATACTATTATTGTTATACAGACAAAAAATGTAAACGAATTCCGATGGGATATCGTGTGGCATCTAGTGGATATCTCCGTAAAGAAAACGGAGAAGACTCTGGAGAAAATGGTGAAAATGGAGAAAACACCAACGGTAATGGAAATGGTGGTAATGGAAATGGTGGAGGAGTAAGTGAATCGAAAAGTGGTGATAGTTCTTTGCGTGACTGGTTTGGCAAGAGTAGGTCTAGTGATGGCAAGCCTGGTTGGGTTCAATTGGGTGGCAAATATGCCGGAAAACCCTGTGCCAAACAACCAGGACAAACTACAAAACCAAAGTGTGGTTCTTCAAAAATGAAGAGAAATCTAGATAAAGATGAAGAGAGAGCAGCATTTAATAGAAAGCAACGTCAAGATCCAAATCCAGATAGAAAAGGGAAGGCAATCAACGTGAAGACTGAAGAAAATGTAGTAGAAAAGGCAGGTGAGAAAGATGCCTGTTATAAGAAGGTCAAGAGTAGATATAGTGTTTGGCCTTCTGCATATGCTTCCGGAGCACTTGTAAAGTGTCGTAAGGTTGGTGCTGCTAACTGGGGAAATAAGTCAGAGTCTGTAGAGTATTCTGATTGGAGAAATGATTTTCAGGCAATGGAATATGAGTTCGTTGATATTATCAAACCAGAACCTATTAAAGGTGGACAAGAACAAATTGATGAAAATGTTTCATCTGGAAAATCACGTCTAGCTAAAATGGGTAGGGTTAAAGGAAAACCTACTGGATCTATTACTAATGCCGAAAAATCTGCAGAGTTACAAAAACAAAAAGATACTGCAAAGGCAAAGGACAGAGAATCTGCAAGTAAGGTAGATGTATCAGGGTTAAGTCCTGCTGATGCATTAATGAAGAGAAGGCAAGCTGAATTTAAGGCAGAAAAGGCAAGATTAAAAGCACAGAAAAATATGAGAAGAGAAGAGACCGAATCACTTGGTGAAGGTCAGAAGTGTTGGAAGGGATATGAGAAGAAAGGAACCAAAAAGATGTTTGGTAAAGTTGTAAATAATTGTGTGAAGAAGGAAGAATTTGTAGATGAAGCAAAGCATACCGCAACTAAATCTGATTTAGAATCAAAAGTTGGTGGTGGCAACTTGAAGAAACTTACAGCAAAGGCAGTAAAAAGAATAGATTATGATGTCGATGGTGATGTAGATCCTAATGATAAAGTAGAGAAGAAGACTGGAGATTATGGAGAGGAACTGCCCACACCATTTGGAAAGTTCAAAACAAAAATTAAAAAAAAAGAGTTCTCTGATTGGAGAAATGAACTTGGTGAAGCAATTGATAAGTCTAAGATGAAGTGCAATTCACCAAAGGCACAGGCAGTTGGTGATTCACAAACGGGAAAATCACATGTTGTTAAGGCATGTGAAGGTGGTAAAGAAAAAATTATTCGTTTTGGACAAAGAGGAGTGAAAGGTTCTCCAAAAAAAGAAGGTGAGTCAAAAGAATATGCATCTCGTCGCAATAGATTTAAGACAAGACATGCTAAAAACATTTCTAAAGGAAAAATGTCTGCGGCATACTGGTCAAATAAGGTTAAATGGTAAAGAAAATGAAAAACTTTAAACAATTTCTTTCAGAAAGCATCACTATTAATGGTGATTTTAATGGAACTCTCAATGTAGGAGGTTCCGAACCAGAACAAGCATCAGAGTCTTACTTTGCCGATGTAGTGTGGGAAGGTAAGATGTATCGTTTAGAAGTAGAAGGCAAAATGCTTTCTAATAAAGAACTTGCCGAACAAATTCAGGGAGAATATCCTGGAGCAATAGTTCATAATGTTTATCCGGGTGAGGTAAATACTTCAAGGATTAAAAATTCTCAAAGGTATCAACCTGAAAGATTATCGTGGAGTGACTAATGGCACAGTGGAATAAGAATACACAAGACTTTCTCAATCAAGAGAGAAGTCTATTTGAGGTATATAATATTGCAGATCATTGGGGAAACCAAACAGATTGGAGACCTCAGTTTAGTAATAACAATAGATTAAAGGTTGCACCATTTCAAACAGTATTCTTCAACACCTTCCAATATGGAAAGGAAACTGATGTCTGGGATGAAAGATTAGTCGGAGTCGGTGCAACTGCTACTTTTAATGCATCATCCAGTAATGTAATAATGGAAGTTGGTTCTGCTGCTGGTAGTAGTGTGGTTCGTCAGACCAAGAATGTGATGAGATACATTCCTGGTAGATCTGCTACTCTTGCCTTTGCAATTCGTCTTGATACTCCACAAGTCGGTATTCGTAGAAGGTTTGGATTATTTGATGAAAATAATGGTACTTACTTTGAGGATGATGGTGGAACTTATTCTTATGTAATTCGTAGTAATACAACAGGTATTGTTACAGAAACCAGAGTTTACAGAGACGATTGGAATGGTGAAAAGTTTGATGGTAATGGATATACTGGTATAACTGCCGATGCAACAAAACAGCAGATGATTTCCATCAACTATGAATGGTATGGTGCTGGTCTTCTTGAGTTTGCCTGGTTAATGCAAAATGAGACAATTGCATCTCATACATTTGAGAACTCAAATACTTTGGATACTGTTTGGTGTTCTACTCCATTCTTACCCATTCGTGTTGAGATTGAAAATGTAACTGGTGTTGCAGGAACTCATTACATCTATCAGGGTTCTAATTCTTTGATTCAGGAAGGTGAACCAGAGAAACTTGGTATTCTTGAAAGTATTGCTAATCCGATTGCTGGCACTACACTGGCAGATGCAAATACATTTTATCCAGTCGTAAGTCTCAGATTAAAATCTAATCAATTGGGTGCTGTTGCTTTGTTAAGATCTCTACAAGCAGTAACGAATGATAATACTAATGTCTATTGGAAATTGATTGAGAACCCAACATTAACTGGTGCAAGTTGGACAGATCATCCAGATGAAAACTCCTTTACACAATATGACACAAGTGCTACTGCTACAACTGGTGGAAATATTGTCCTGAGTGGATTTACGATTTCTGGTGGTGCAGCTCTAACTCCTATTGATGAAAAAGCACAACTACAAATTGGTAGAAGTGGTATTGGAACAATCAGTGATATATACACTTTAGCATGTGCTTCACCTAATACTAACAAGAAAGCACTTGCAGTACTTAACTGGATCGAACAAAGGTAATTATTTTTATGAGTGACGTATATCTTGGCAATCCATTATTAAAAAAAGCAAATACTGCGATTGAGTTTACAGAGGATCAAATCATTGAGTTTCTGAAATGTAAACAAGATCCGGTTTATTTTGCAAATAACTATATTAAAATTGTTTCTCTTGATGAAGGTTTAACACAGTTTCATCCATATCATTTTCAAGAGAAACTAATTCACAATTTTCACAATAACAGGTTTAATATCTGTAAAATGCCAAGACAGACTGGTAAGGCTTTATCGTTAGATACTCCAATTCCAACACCAACTGGTTGGACTACTATGGGAGATCTCAAGGTTGGTGATGAAATTTTTTCTCCAACTGGTGATGCAGTTTTGGTTACTATGAAAACCGAAACTATGCATAATCATAATTGTTATAAATTATATTTTGATAATGGTGAAGAAATAGTCGCAGATGCAGATCATTTATGGGAAGTTGATAGTTCTTATTGGAGAACTGGAAAAAAAGTTATAACTTCTCAAGAAATATTTGAACAATATCAAAAAAAATCAGTAAATAAAAGAGGAAAAGGAGTTCAAGGTTCTCTTTATGTTCATAAATCTAATCCAATCAAATTTATTAAAAGTGAATTAAATATTGATCCTTATTTGCTTGGCGTATGGTTAGGTGATGGTTACTCATCTGATGGAAGAATTATTGCACATAAACACGATTACGAATTCTATAAAACAAAATTTGATATTGAATATGAAAAAAATAATAATAATTGTATTAGATTTAAAATAAAAAATTTATATACAAAATTAAAAAACTATAATTTAGTTAAAAATAAGCACATCCCATTAAAATATCTTCGTTCTTCTTATGAAGACAGATTAGAACTTCTTCGTGGGTTGATGGATACTGATGGTTCAATCAGAAAAAATAGTAGATCTTTTGAGTTCTATCAAAAAAATTATGATCTAATCTTACAGGTTGTTGAGTTGCTTTCTTCTCTTGGCATAAAATCAAACATAAGAAGAAAAGAAATCAAAGGAAATTATTACTATACAGTATCTTTTTCAACCAAAGAGAAAGTATTTAATCTTCCAAGAAAAATTGCAAATATCAATTCAACAAAATCTGAAAGAAAACAAGAAGGTAGACATTATATTCACAAAATAGAAAAGGTTGATAGTGTGCCTGTTGCTTGTATACAGGTTGATAGTAAAGATCATTTATTTTTGTGTGGTAGAACTTTTATTCCCACACATAATTCAACTACTGTAGTATCATATCTTTTACATTATGCACTTTTTAATGACAGTGTAAACATTGGTATTCTGGCAAACAAAGCATCTACTGCCAGAGAATTGTTAGCAAGATTATCAACTGCATATGAAAACTTACCAAAATGGATGCAGCAAGGTATTTTGGTATGGAATAAAGGAAATATAGAACTCGAAAATGGCAGTAAGATATTGGCATCATCTACATCTGCGAGTGCTGTCCGAGGCATGTCGTTCAATATCTTATTTCTCGACGAATTCGCATTCGTCCCTAATCACGTCGCTGACTCCTTCTTTGCATCTGTTTATCCTACTATTACTTCTGGCAAAAGCACAAAGGTAATTATTGTATCCACACCACACGGCATGAATCACTTCTACCGTATGTGGCACGATGCGGAAAGAAATAAGAACGAATATATTCCTACAGAAGTTCACTGGTCAGAAGTTCCTGGTAGAGATGTTGTTTGGAAAGAGCAGACAATTGCAAACACATCAGAAGAACAATTCCGTGTTGAGTTTGAATGTTTGGGTGGTGATACAGAGATTGAAATTTTGGATGATAATGGAATAGTACAAAAAACTTCTATGGAAAATTTATATGAACGATTGTGAGTTTTTTGGATTATAAATAATAATAAAATGTATCATATATACTTTCTTAAAGATTCAAGCAACAAAGTCAAATATGTAGGACAAACTCAAAATTTAGATGATAGAAAAAGAGAACATAAAAGAAATAAACCTCCACACACTTTTGAAATAAAAGAGCAAATAGATATTCCAGAAAAAGCAAAGGAAAAAGAAATTTTTTACATAGAAAAATTTAATACTTTTAAAAATGGTTGGAACAAGTCCACTGGTGGTGAAGGTTTTGGAGATTATGAAAGAAAAGGAATTGGTGGAGTTAAGAAAGGTAATATTCCTTGGAACAAAGGAATTAAAAATTGCTTTTCCGAAGAAACTTTAGTGAAAATGAGTAACTCTAGAAAGGGCAGAGTTTTTAGCAGAAAAATTGATGATAGTACAATAAGAACAATAAGAAAACTATATAATAAAAAACCATATTTACACAATGTTGGAATGACTATGAAAAATGGCAAAAAAATGTCTTATGTTCAGGCATTTTGTAGAGAATATGCCAAAGAATATAATTTAACTCCTCAAGGATTGAAGAAGATTATTTTAAACGAGTGTTGGAAAAATGTTTAAGATTAATAAAAATATTAAAGTAAAAACACCTGATGGATTTAAAGATTTTTCAGGAATACAAAAAGTTTATAAACCTTTTTACCATTGGATAATATTTGATGACGGATCAGAAATAAAATGCTCAGATAATCATTCTTTCGGAAAAGAAAAAATTAAGGCATCAACAATTAAAGTTGATGATATTTTACAAGAAAAGAAAGTATTATATAATGAAATAGTAGAAGAAGGAATTTATCTTTATGATTTACTTGATGTTGGCGAAGACAATCTTTACTATTCGAACAATATAGTTTCACATAATTGTGAGTTCTTGGGTTCTGTCAATACTCTTATCAACCCATCAAAACTCAAAACTTTAGTATATGAAGATCCAATACAAAGAAATGCCGGATTAGATGTTTATGAAAATCCTATTGAGGATCATAATTATCTAATTACAGTTGATGTTGCCCGTGGACTTGGTAATGATTATTCAGCATTTATTGTTTTTGATATTACAGAGTTTCCTTATAAAGTAGTTGCAAAATATAGGAATAATGAAATCAAACCAATGTTATTTCCTAACATCATATTTGATGTAGCAAAAGGTTATAATCAATCCTGGTTATTGATAGAAGTTAATGATATTGGTGATCAAGTTGCTAGTATTCTTCAATATGATTTGGAATATGAAAATATTTTAATGGCAACTATGAGAGGTAGAAATGGACAGATAGTGGGAACAGGATTTTCTGGTAAAAAAACTCAACTTGGAGTTCGTACAACTTCAGCAGTCAAAAAATTAGGATGTTCAAATCTTAAAACTCTTATAGAAGATGATAAATTACTTGCATCTGATTATGAAATTATATCAGAACTAACTACATTTTCACAAAAAGGAAACTCCTTTGAAGCAGAAGAAGGATGTAATGATGACTTGGCAATGTGTCTTGTAATATTTTCTTGGTTAGTTGCACAAGAATATTTTAAGGAGATGACAGAGAATGATGTAAGAAAGAGAATATATGAAGAGCAGAAGAATCAAATTGATCAGGACATGGCACCCTTTGGATTTATCGAAGATGGAATTAACGGTGAGACAACTTTTGTAGATGATTCTGGAGATAGATGGTATGCGGACGAATACGGAGATCGTTCATATATGTGGGATTATAGGTAATGTCTATTGATGATGAAATTGAATTAGAACATTTATTATTTTTTGATCGGAAATGTAGAGTTTGTGGGGTGGTTAAAAGTTTGATGGATGATTTTTATTTGACTCGAAAAGGTAGAAAAACATTACCGTCAGCATATTCATATGAATGTAAAGAATGTACGGTTAAGAGAGTGAGTAGAGGCAGAAAGAGCACTTTGTTGTGGGAATATCCTGATTGGTAAGTATTCACGCACTGTTTCCCCATTAGAAATGCCCCTTTTCCTAAATATTTTTAGGTAAATTGGATGCGAGGAAAAAACAAGATGCCACTAAATTTAGCATCTCCTGGTATTGTAGTAAGAGAAGTAGACTTAACTGTCGGTAGGGTTGATCCAACCTCCGGTGGTATTGGTGCGATTGTTTCACCTTTCGCACAAGGTCCTGTCGATCTTCCTACAGTAATCGGAAGCGAGAAAGACTTATTAGATGTCTTCGGAAAACCATACGGAACAGATAAGCACTATGAGCACTGGTTAGTTGCTTCTTCTTATCTAGCATATGGTGGTTCTCTTAGTGTTGTAAGAGCAGATGATACTGGTCTTCAAAACGGGTTTGTTGGTGCTGCCGCAAGTATCAAAATTAAAAGTTTAGAGCACTATGAAGACTTAGGATACGATGAAAATACAATTACTGGTGTAGTTGTTGCGGCAAGAAATCCGGGTTCTTGGGCAAATGGATTAAGAGTTGGTATTATTGATGCTAAGGCAGATCAAATCTTAGGTGTTTCTACAACTAATATTGAGGTTGGTTACGGAGTCACTCAGGTAGTTCCTGCTGGTACAGTTATTGCCGGAGCAGGAACAACTTCTTTATTAGATGGATATTTCAAAGGTCTTGTTACTGAAGTTGGTAGTGGTGAAATTGGAGTTAAAATACTTCAACATGTTTCTGCTGGAAACACAGTAACTTCAGTTGATTATCAACCAAGTGGAAAGTATAAATTCTCAAATACAACTGGAGTAGGTACTACCATTCTTCTTGGAGTCACCACTTCGGTAGGAGGTTCAATTAGCACCCTCACCAATCCGGAGGTCACATCATCAAAAGATTGGTTCGATCAACAGTCACTCACTTTAACTTCTTCAACGACTGTTAAGTGGAATCAACTTGCAGATCGTCCAGGAACTTCTGAATATGCAGCAGCAAGAGGATCTAGATTTGATGAAGTCCATGTTGTTGTAATTGATGGTGATGGAGGTGTTACTGGAAACTCTGGAACAATTCTTGAGAAGCATCTATCACTATCGAAAGCAAAAGATGCAGAATTCTCTCTTGGATCTCCTTCATACTGGAGAAAGTTCACTGCAAATAGTTCACAATATATCTTTGCCGGTTCAGCACCAGCAGGAATTGTAACCACTGGATTTAGTGCTAGCACCGCAGGTAGTTTTGCTATTGCTACTGATGTATCTTGGGACCAAAAGGCAGAAGGTATTACTTTTGCAGCAACTGGAAATTATAATTCAGGTTTTTCTACTGGAACTAATTACGGTGGTAAAGTTGCAATCACATCAGATGGTGCATTAAGTTCTGGATTAGATGGATTAGTTACTGGTTACGGATTATTTGAGAATACTGAAAAGTATAATGTAGATTTCATTCTTATGGGATCTGCCGGATATGGTAAAGAAGAAGCACAAGCACTTGCGAATAAGTGTATTGCAGTTGCCGAAGCAAGAAAGGATGCAATTGCATTCATCTCACCATATAGAGGTGCAGCAATTACTGATACCTCTGATGATAGAGAAGTAAACATCAATTCAGATGAGACGATTACTGATAATGTAATCAGTTTCTATTCTCCCATTACATCAACAACTTATGGAATCTTTGATAGTGGTTACAAGTATATGTTTGATAGGTTTGCAAATACCTTCAGATATATTCCACTAAATGGAGACATTGCCGGACTTTGTGCCAGAAATGATGCAAACAACTTCCCATGGTTCTCACCAGCAGGAACAAATCGTGGTGGAATTCTAAATGCAGTTAAACTTGCATATACTCCATCTAAAGCACAGAGAGATAGATTGTATTCTAATAGAGTCAATCCAGTAATCTTCTCACCTGGTGCCGGTATTGTTCTCTTTGGAGACAAGACTGGATTTGGTAAGTCATCGGCATTCGATCGTATTAACGTTCGTAGATTGTTTATCTATCTTGAAGATGCAATCTCTGCTGCCGCAAAAGATCAACTCTTCGAATTTAATGATGAAATCACAAGAACTAACTTTGTGAATATTGTCGAACCATTCCTTCGTGATGTTCAGGCAAAGAGAGGAATCTTTGACTTTGTAGTTATTTGTGATGAGACAAATAACACTGCTGCAATTATAGATAATAATGAGTTTGTAGCAGACATCTTTATCAAACCCGCAAGATCAATCAACTTCATCGGTCTTACGTTTGTTGCCACCAGAACTGGTGTTTCATTTGATGAAGTAATCGGTAACGTTTAATCTAGAGGTTTAAGAAACAATGGCTCGTCAACAAGTAAATACTTTACCACTAAGAACTATTAGTGATTTTAAAAGTAAATTAAAGGGTGGTGGTGCAAGACCCAATCTATTCGAAGTGGAATTAACTTTCCCTTCGGGTGTTGGTGTTCAGGATGAAAACGAAGTTCTTGATAATGCTAGATTTTTGGTAAAAGCAGCAGCATTACCTTCTTCAACAGTAGCACCAATTGATATTCCTTTTAGAGGAAGAATCCTGAAAATTGCAGGTGATAGAACATTCGAAACATGGACTATTACTGTAATGAATGATACTTCATTCAATATTAGATCTGCATTTGAGAAGTGGATGAACTATATTAATAAATTGGATAACGGAACTGGTGAAACAGATCCTGCACTTTATCAAGTAGATGCTAAAGTAAATCAATTAGATCGCACAGGAACAGTCCTTAGAAAATATGTTTTCAAGGATGTTTTCCCAACTAACATCTCCACAATTGATTTAAGTTATGAGACGACTGATACTATTCAGGAGTTTACCGTAGAAATGCAAGTCCACTATTGGGAAGCATATAAAGGTAATGGACCATCAGCAGGTGGTGAAGATATTACCTAAATAATAAAATAGTAGTCTAAGTTAGTTTATAATATGGCAAAACTTTTTGGTTTTTCTATTGATGATACAGAAAAGAAATCCAAATCTGTAGTTTCCCCTGTCCCCGTGAATAACGAGGATGGGGTTGATAACTATATTAGTAGTGGATTTTATGGTTCATATGTAGATATTGAAGGACAATATAGAACAGAATTTGATCTAATTAAAAGATACAGAGAGATGTCACTACATCCAGAAGCGGATGGTGCTATCGAAGATGTTGTAAATGAAGCAATTGTGAGTGATCTTTATGATTCTCCAATTGAAATTGAATTGTCTAATTTAAATGCTACAGATAATTTAAAGAAAGCAATTAGACAAGAATTTAAGTATATTAAAGAAATTTTAGATTTTGATAAAAAGTCACACGAAATCTTTAGAAATTGGTATGTTGATGGAAGACTTTACTACCATAAGGTAATCGATCTCAAAAATCCTCAGGAAGGAATTAAGGAACTGAGGTATATCGACCCAATGAAGATGCGGTTTGTCCGTCAAGAAAAGAAAAAGGATAAAAATCTTATTGGACCAAATATTCCTGGTCGTGATGAACAAAAAAATGGAATTGCTCCAGAGATTGAAGAGTATTTTGTTTATACACCAAAACCAAACTATCCAACAGGAAACTTAACCGGTGGTGGTGGAAATAAAGGAACTAAGATAGCAAAGGATGCAATTACATATTGTACTTCCGGTCTTGTAGATAGGAACAAAGGAAATGTTCTTTCTTATCTACATAAAGCAATCAAGGCACTCAATCAACTGAGAATGATTGAGGATTCTTTGGTTATCTATAGATTATCAAGAGCACCTGAACGTCGTATTTTTTATATTGATGTTGGTAATCTTCCTAAAGTAAAGGCAGAACAATATCTTCGTGATGTTATGAATCGTTATCGTAACAAGCAAGTTTATGATGCGAACACTGGAGAAATCCGTGATGATCGTAAATTTATGAGTATGATGGAAGACTTCTGGCTTCCTAGAAGAGAAGGTGGTAGAGGAACTGAAATCACAACTCTTCCAGGTGGTCAAAACTTAGGAGAACTTGCTGATATTGAATATTTCCAAAAGAAACTTTATAGAGCACTTGGAGTTCCAGAATCAAGAATTGCTGCCGATGGTGGTTTTAATCTTGGTCGTTCTTCTGAAATTTTAAGAGATGAACTTAAGTTTGCTAAGTTTGTCGGTCGTCTGAGAAAGAGATTTGCTCAGATGTTCAATGATATGTTGAAGACACAGTTAATCCTTAAGAACATTGTTTCTGTGGAAGACTGGGATAGAATTGGTGATCATATTCAATATGATTTCTTATATGATAATCAGTTTGCGGAACTGAAAGAAACAGAAATGTTAAATGAGAGACTTGGTGTTCTCGCAACTATTGAACCTTATATCGGTAAGTATTATTCCCAGAAGTGGGTTCGTAGTAAAGTTCTTCGTCAGACTGATGGAGAAATGATTGAAATGGATGAGCAGATTGAACAAGAAATCAAAGATGGTATTATTCCAGATCCAAGTGCTGTTGATCCAATAACTGGAGAACCATTACCACAAGAAGGTGAGCAGGGAATGATGGGTGATGTTCCGATGGAACCCGAAATTGATGGTGGAATGACTGAAGTAGACGGTAAAGCTGCCGAGATATAAATATAAAATATACATATATTAAATTTTCATGGAAGAAATTGTAAATTTAGTCGGATCCGATTCGTCGGCATCTGATATTAGTGACAGAATTAAAGACGTTTTGTATGCAAAAGCAGCAGAACGTATTAATACTATTCGTCCAACAGTTGGCGCATCCATGTTTGACGATCAGCAAGATAATTCCGAAGGGGAAGAATAATGGCAAGAACTTTATTGGTTGGCATTGGAACAGAAGTTGCACTCAATACAGCAACCTCTTTAGATAATGCAACAGTAGTTAGAGTTTTTAATGGAACTGATGGGGATGCTACGGTTAGTGTCGCAAAAAGCACTACGACTGGATATGCAAACACTGCCACTGTAACTCTTCCAACTGATCGGATTGAGTTCTTCGAAAAAGGTGCTCAAGATTTAATTTCTGCATCAGATGCAGGAGTTGTAGGATTTAAAGTAGGATTTACAGGTTAATACAAATGAAACTTATCACAGAAGAAATTTCAAACGTAAAGATTATTAAGGAAGGTAAGAAAGGACCATCCCAAAAACTATACATTGAGGGAGTTTTCTTACAAGGAGACCTTAAAAATCGTAATGGAAGAATGTATCCTATGGATACTCTTTCAAGAGAAGTAAATCGTTATTGCGAAACTTTTGTCAATAAAGGTCGTGCTCTTGGAGAACTTGGTCATCCTGATGGACCTACCGTAAATCTTGACCGTGTTTCTCATAAGATTACTTCACTCACTCAAGAGGGTAGTAATTTCAGAGGTAAGGCACAAATCCTTAATACTCCTATGGGTAAAATTGCATCTTCACTTTTAGATGAAGGTGTGATGCTTGGAGTTTCTTCTCGTGGTGTTGGTTCATTAAGAGAAGATCGTGGTGGAGTGAAAGTTGTTGGTGAAGATTTCATGTTAGCAACTGCTGCTGATATCGTTGCCGATCCTTCTGCACCTGATGCTTTTGTATCAGGAATTATGGAAGGAAAAGAGTGGGTTTGGGAAGGAGGAATTCTTCGTGAGCAACTTGCAGAAAGAACTCAGAAGAGAATTAACACTCTCGTTGACCAAAGAACTCTCGATGAACATAAGTTAAATTTGTTCAATGAATTCTTATCAAATCTTTAAATTATAAATAAATATATTAGTATAAAAAATCTAATAAAATCAAATGTCCGTTGGTAGCAATTTACAAGAAATGGAAAACGTAGTAACTAAAGGAGCTGCTGCATCTGAACCAATGTCAAAGGCAGGAAGCAATGCTTCCGGTGTTTCTACACCAGGCCAAACTGGCAATTGGGAAGATCTTGGTGGTCCTACTCCAGAAAACTATAAAGTAGACGACAACTCTGCTAAAATCGCAGAACCTAAAATCGCAACTGTCAAAGACATTGTGAATAGAGGTGCTAAACCTGCTGAACCCATGCCTAAGGGTATGAAGGAAGAGGAAGAAGTTGAAGGAGAAGTCGTCGAAGAGGAAGAGACCACTGCATCTGCCGAAGATGTAGTTTCTGAGGAAGAAACTTCTGATGAAGAAGTTGTATCTGAAGAAGAAGTCATCGAAGCAGAATATAACATCGAAGAAGATGTTGAAGCATTGCTTGCCGGTGAAGAACTTTCCGAAGACTTCCAAGAGAAAGCACGTACTATTTTTGAAGCTGCTATCAAGACAAAAGTTGCCGAAGTTCAAGAAGAACTGAAAGCACAATATGAAACAACTCTCGAAGAAGAAGTTACTCTTATTAAAGAAGAACTGACTGATAGAGTTGATGCATACCTTGAGTATGTTGCCTCAGAGTGGATTTCCGAAAATCAACTCGCAGTCGAGCAAGGTCTCAAGGCAGAAATGACCGAATCATTCTTGACTGGAATGAGAAGTCTTTTTGAAGATCATTATGTAAACATCCCTGAAGAGAAATATGATGTAACTACCGCAATGGTAGAGAAATTAGATGAAATGGAATATAAACTCAACGAGCAAATTAAGTCTAATATTGCTCTTAATCAAAGATTAGCTGAGTCGGTTGCTGATGTAATCTTCTCCGAGGTCTGCGAAGGTCTAGCACTTTCTCAGAAGGACAAACTCGCTTCTCTTGCAGAAAATGTTGAGTTTGATAGTGAAGACAACTATCGTGAGAAACTGGCAACCCTGAGAAATTCATATTTCCCAGAAAATGCTGGTGCTCAAAGAGACAACTCAGAGAATATTTCCGAGAGTTCAGAATCCATTGCACAACCAGTTACTGGTTTAATGGAATCATATCTCGATACTCTGACCAGAGTTTCTAAAAAGTGATTTTTTAATTATAAATCAAACTAAAATTTTTAACAAGGTAAATTCAAATGCAAGGTTTCAATGCTGAACACCTTCAGGAGAAGTGGGCACCTATCCTCAACCATGAGGGTCTCGGAGGCATCAATGATGCTCATAAGAGAATGGTTACCGCAGTTCTTCTGGAGAACCAAGAAAAAATGATCAGAGAGGAAAGAGAATTCCTTTCTGAAGCACCTACCAACTCCACCGGAGCTGGTATCGATAACTTCGATCCCGTTCTGATCTCACTGATCAGACGCGCAATGCCTAACCTGGTCGCATATGACCTCGCAGGTGTTCAACCGATGAACGGTCCTACTGGACTGATCTTCGCAATGCGTTCACGCTTCACGAATCAAAGTGGTGCAGAAGCACTCTTCGACGAAGCAGATACCGGATTCTCTAATAGTGGAATCGGAACTGCTAATCCTTATGTCGCAGGTTCAGAAGGAAATGCTGTTGGTTTCGGTACTACCGGATCTCAGAATGGTTCTAATCCTGGACTACTTAATCCTACTACCCAAACCGAAAGTGGATACACTGTCGGTCAGGGTATGGACACCGCACAGTCTGAAGACCTCGGTGCTGGTCAGTCATTCAACGAGATGGCATTCTCGATTGAGAAAGTCACCGTTACTGCTAAGTCTCGTGCTTTGAAAGCAGAGTATTCTCTGGAACTGGCACAAGACCTCAAGGCAATCCACGGTTTGAATGCCGAGGCAGAACTTGCCAACATCCTCTCTACTGAAATCCTTGCGGAAATCAATAGAGAAGTCATCAGAACCATCTATAAGGTTGCTGAACCCGGTGCTCAACAGAATGTTGCCACCCCTGGTACTTTCGACCTTGACGTTGACTCCAACGGTCGTTGGTCTGTTGAGAAGTTCAAAGGTCTTATTTTCCAAATCGAGAGAGATGCGAACGCAATCGCACAAAGAACTCGTAGAGGGAAAGGCAACATGATTCTGTGTTCCGCAGACGTTGCTTCCGCACTGACCATGGCTGGTGTACTTGATTACACCCCTGCACTCAATGCAAACTTGAATGTTGATGACACCGGTAACACCTTCGCAGGTGTTCTTGCTGGTAAGTATAAGGTCTATATCGACCCTTATTCTGCAAACCTTCCTAACGCAACCGGTAGTCAGTACTACGTTGCTGGTTATAAAGGTTCTTCACCTTATGACGCAGGTCTGTTCTATTGCCCTTACGTTCCTCTTCAGATGGTTCGTGCAGTTGGAGAGAACACCTTCCAGCCTAAGATCGGATTCAAGACTCGTTACGGTATTGTTGCCAACCCCTTCGCAGAAGGTGCTGCTCCTGTTAACAATCCTGGTAGACTGCAGACTAACGCAAACCGTTACTACAGAAGAGTCAAAGTTCAAAACCTTATGTAATAATTGGATACAATTCCACACTGAAGGGTCTTCGGACCCTTTTTTTTATATAAATAGAGTATACAATGTGTTGTATACTTATGCCCAGATTAAACAAAGAAGAACGTAATGAATATCAAAGGCGCCGCAGAGACAAAAGAAAAGATCTTTTGATTCAAAAATTTGGAGATAAATGTTTTGATTGTAAAAAATCATTTCACAAATGCGCTTATGATTTTCATCACATTAATCCATTAGAAAAAAAATTTGAGATCGCACCAGCATTAGACCGCAACTGGGACACTATTTTAGAAGAAGTTGAAAAATGTGCAATGCTTTGTAGTAATTGTCATAGAATTAGACATTATAGGGAAGAAAGAGGTACTACAGATTTTTCCAGTTCACTTATCTAAATAATTAAAAAATAAAAATGTCCTGCAATTTTCCCAACCAAATAAACAATAGAAACTTTCTATCTCCGGTTGGTTTTAAGTTTACACTATCAAAAAATCCCAAAATTCCTTTTTTCTGCAATTCAGCAAGAATACCAGAAATTAGTTTAGGTTCTGCAATTCAACCAACGTATCTTAAGGATTTAGATGTTCCTGGTGATAGATTATCTTACGGAGATTTCTCCTTAAGATTTTTAGTTGATGAGAATATGGAAAATTATATGGCAGTTCATAATTGGTTGACTGGATTAGGATTTCCAGAAACAACTCAACAATTTAAAGATTTAATTACAAATGATGATGGGGTTAGAGATTTAAAAGAACAGTTCAGTGATGGAAGTCTTCATATTTTAAATAGCAATTTCAGAGATGTTGCTATTGTAAAGTTTAGAGATTTATTTCCAACATATTTGACCTCCTTAGATTTTGAGGCAAGTGATACTGACATCAGCTACTTTACAGCAGAGGTCACTTTCAAGTATACTATCTACAATGTCTTAGCTGCTGATAACAGAACACCCTTATAGTAGTTGCCTTTCAGATAGTTTAATGATATAATACAACTATGAATACATATTACACTTACGCTTACTTAAGAGAAGATGGAACTCCTTATTATATCGGCAAGGGGAAAGGTAATAGAGCATATAAACACTACAACCACAGATTCTCCCCTCCAGAAAACGATAGGATTAAAATCTTAAAAGAGAATCTATCAGAATCAGAGGCATTCGCAGAAGAAATGCGTTTAATTGCTGAATATGGTAGAAAAGATTTAGGCACCGGTATATTGAGAAATATGACTGATGGTGGTGAAGGGGCAACTGGGCGGGTAAACTCAGAAGAGAATAGAAAAGGTATTTCGGAAAGAATGAAAGGAAATACCTATGCTAAGAATAGAAAGGATTTAGAAGCAATCGGCAGAAAAATTAGCGATGCTAAAAAGGGTAAAAAATTTACGAAAGAGCATAGAGATGCCTTAAGTAAAGCACATAAAAAAGATAAACGAGAAAGAGATACACTCGGCAGATACATATGAATCTTGACCAAATTCAGGAGATGTGGGAAAAAGATTCCCAGATTGACCCCGACAACCTCCACGACGAAAGTTTGAAAATTCCACAACTTCATTCGAAATATTATACTTTATATAATACCATCACTCTTTTGAGAGAGAAAGCAAGAGGAACTTATAATCGAGTAAGATTGGAAAGATACAACTATTACACAGGAAAGGCAACAGCAGAGGTTTATGCCGAAGAACCATTTCCCTATAAGGTTAGAGATAAAGAAGCACTACAGAGGTATATGGATGCCGATGAGAAGTTAAATACTATTGACCTCAAAGTTCGTTATTATGATGTAATGCTCAAGTTCTTAGAAGAAATTATTAAGACAGTTTCGAATAGAACTTTTCAAATTAAGAACTCAATCGATTGGCACAAATTCCAAGCAGGTTTTAACTAATGGACGATGAATATTACTCTATCGAATTAAATATCAGAGGAATTAGACTTATTCATGAAGGTCTTCGACAGGCAGTTCAAAAATGGTCTGGTGGAGATCCTGAAGAACAAGAGAACTTAATTGCGATGAGAGATAATTTCTATCGACTTATTTTAGAACATCAGTTTGACAACATGAACTAAATACTTATAGGTGAACCTATGAGTTATGTCTCATTTGATTATATCAAAAAAGAATGAAGTATATTTACAGGTTAAGGCAGAACCTCATGTATACTACGAATTATCAGACCAGTTTACCTTTGAGGTTCCTGGTGCAAAGTTTATGTCCTCGTATCGTAGTAAATACTGGGATGGAAAGATAAGATTATTTAATACCCAAACCGGAGAGATATATGTTGGGTTATTAGATAAGGTTACAAAGTTTTGTGATGATCACAAATACACTTATGAGTTTGTAGATAATAAGTATTATGGTCTTCCTTTTGAGACGAATAATTTTATTTCAAAGGAAGGTGTAAAAGATTATATGAATGCTATTTGCAAGTATTCTCCGAGAGATTACCAAGTTGAGGGAGTATACGACGCTTTAAAACATAATAGAAAGTTGTTGATATCCCCAACTGCTTCTGGAAAGTCTCTGATGATATATTCTCTTGTGAGATATTACGTTGAGAAGAAACAAAATATTCTGATAGTCGTTCCGACGACTTCGCTAGTAGAGCAGATGTATAAAGACTTTGCAGACTATGGTTGGGATGTAGGTTCATATTGTCACAAGATCTATGCGGGGAAGGAGAGAGAAACAGATTCTCAAGTTATCATCACTACCTGGCAGTCTATCTACAAACTTCCCCGCAAATATTTTGAACGATTTAATGTAGTTATCGGAGACGAAGCACACCAGTTTAAATCAAAGTCATTAATATCTATAATGTCTAAACTTGCTGATGCAAAATATCGTTTTGGTTTTACTGGAACACTTGATGGAACACAAACTCATAAATGGGTTCTTGAGGGATTGTTTGGTGCTTCGTACAAAATCATTCGTACCGAAGAGTTAATGGCGAAGGGTCATGTTGCTAAACTGGATATCAATGTACTTCTACTGAAGCACCCAGCACATAAGTTTGAAAACTTTGAAGAAGAAGTTCAGTATATTATCAATCATGAACGTAGAAATAAGTTCATAAGAAATCTTGCACTAGATCTTAAAGGAAATACTCTAGTTCTTTTTGCAAGAGTTGAAGGTCATGGTGAACCACTATATCACATGATAAATAATAATACGGTTGATGAAAGACAAGTATTTTTTGTCCATGGTGGAGTAGATACAAAGGATCGAGAACAAGTAAGGGAGATTACTGAAAAAGAAAATAATGCGATTATTGTTGCATCATACGGAACATTCAGTACAGGAATTAATATCAAAAATCTCCACAATGTCATTTTTGCTTCTCCATCCAAATCTAGAATTCGGAATCTCCAATCTATTGGAAGGGTGCTTAGGAAAGGTAATAACAAGACCAAGGCAACTCTCTATGACATTGCTGACGACATATCCTACAAATCCAGGAGGAACTATACCCTTAATCATCTAATCGAAAGAATTAAAGTTTATAACGAAGAGAATTTTAATTACGATATTGTAAACATACCGCTAAAGAACTAATGGGAGATGAATTTTACGCAATCATAAAACTAGTATCTGGTGAAGAAGTATTATCACTTATTTCTATTGATGAGAATGATGGTGATCCTTTGATTGTGATGCAGAATCCAATCACAATGAAACTTCTACACTCTCAAAATGGAATGCATGTTAAAGTTAAATCATGGATGGAATTAGCATCTGATGATTTCTTTATTGTAAGACCTGATAAAATTCTTACTATGACAGAAACTCATGATGAAAGAATGATTGAGATATATACTAACTATCTTGAAGATGAAGATGATATAGACGTTTATAAACCTCAATCGTCCTCTAATGAAAAACCTTCAGGTAAAATTATTCCGTCTAGAAAGATGGGATACTTATCAACGGTAGAAGAAGCAAGAAAAACTCTAGAGAATATTTTTAAACTTGAAGATACTAAAGAAAGCTAAGTCCTCCTCTTCAACCCTAACAAAGGTAGTCTACATACAATTCAACATCTTGTCAAGCCCTTGTGAAGTGTGGTATAATTAGAACAACTTATACTTTAAAGAGTAATGAATTATGCCCAAGAAGAAATCAGAACATTATGTAAACAATAAAGAGTTATTGGAGGCAATGATTGTCTATCGAACTAAGGTAGAAAAATCATACATGAAGACTTTCAATAAAGACCTCACTGAGTTTCCGAAACAGGAAAGAGGAAAAAAATGGGAAGGTAAACCACGTATTCCAGATTATCTTGGTGAGTGTTTTCTTAAGATTGCGACACACCTCTCATATAAACCCAACTTTGTGAACTACATGTTCCGTGAAGATATGATTTCTGATGGGATAGAAAATTGCGTCCAGTACATTCATAATTTCGACCCAGAAAGGTCTAAGAACCCTTTTGCATACTTTACTCAGATTATTCATTATGCCTTCCTGAGACGTATTCAGAAGGAGAAGAAGCAATTGGAAATTAAGACTAAGATTATTGAGAAGACTGGATTTGATGAAGTAATGGTTATTGACGATAGCTTGCTTTCTGGGCATAGTTCAGAGTATAATTCAATTAAAGATGCAATTCAATATAAAAACCGATGAAGTGCTCCATAGTGTATAAATAACTATAATACTATGGTGCTCTATGGCGAATCAACATCCCGCAATCTCCCAACAGAATAGAAATAAGGCAAAGGCAAACGGGGATAAAACATATACCTCAGGAACCCCTTGCAAAAAATGCGGCACATATGAAAAATATGTTTCTACTTATGGGTGTGTTAAGTGTGTAAAAGAAGAGGGTATTAAGAAACTCAATAATAAAGAGTTGATGGCTCCTTACAGAACAAAGGAGAAGGTAAATAATAAAACTTACAGATATAGGGCAAAAAAGTTTGGTGATGCTGCTGTATTAACTCAGGAAGAGCATGAAAGGATATTGACCATCTACAAAGAGTGTGCTAAACTTACGGAGGAAACAGGTGTTCAACACCACGTTGATCATATACACCCGATATCCAAGGGAGGTAAACACCACCCCGATAATCTGCAGATTTTGACTGCTACTGAAAATATTCGTAAGAGTAACAAATTGCTATGAAGGTCGCCATTATAACGGACAGTCATTTCGGTGCCCGCAAAGGATCTAAGCACCTGCATGATCATTTTGAGAAGTTCTATGATGATGTATTCTTTCCTACTTTAGAAGCAGAAGGAATTGATACTGTTATTCATATGGGTGATGCCTTTGATAGTCGTAAGTCAATTGATTATCAAAGTCTTGAGTGGTCAAAGAGAGTTGTATTTGACAGACTCAAAAATTGTAATGTTCATATGATTATTGGTAATCATGATTGTTACTATAAGAATACTAATAATGTAAACTCTCCAGAACTTCTTCTACAGACTTATAATAATATAAAGACATATAGTGAAGTATCAGAGATTGCATTAGATAAATTAAAAATACTGTTTATACCTTGGATCAATGCAGAAAACTTTGAGAATACTGTCAAATCTATTAAAAATACATCTAGCATATGTGCGATGGGGCACCTTGAGCTCAACGGATTCAGAGCTCATCGTGGCCACGTCATGGAAGACGGTATGGACTGCAAATTATTTGAGAAGTTCGAAAAGGTATTCTCGGGACACTATCACACTCGATCCGACAACGGAAAAATCTTCTACTTAGGAAATCCTTATGAGATGTATTGGAATGATGTAAATGATACGAGAGGATTTCATATCTTTGATACGGAAACCCTCACTCATACTCCAGTTAATAATCCTTATAAATTATTTTATAACATCTATTACGAAGACACCAATCACAAACTCTTCAATGCAACTGAATATGAAAACAAAATTGTAAAGGTTATTGTCCGCAAAAAAACAAAACCCAAAGATTTTGAAAAGTTTATTGATAAACTTTATACTGTTGGAGTTCATGATTTAAAAATAATTGAGAACTTTGAAATTCAAGAGTCTGAAGAATTTGATATTGACGAAGAAGAGAATACACTTTCAATTCTAAATCGATATATTGAAGAGTCTGAATTTGATCTTGATAAAAATATTATCAAAGGTATCTTCCAAGATTTGTATAGTCAGGCTTGCGAAGTGGAGTAAATGTATCTTCTAACTCTCAAAGATGGTAAAGATGACGGTGCTTATGCTGTCCAGGATAAGTATGGACATAAAGTGTTATTTTTGTTTGAGGAAGAAGATGATGCCGAAAGATATGCTATGATGCTATATGACGAAGAAGATGCTGATATGGATATTGTAGAAGTTGATGATGACCTTGCTATAAAAACTTGTAAACATTATTCATACAAGTATACGATTATTACACCTAATGACATTGTGATCCCTCCTAAGAATGATAACATTTCAAAAGATTAGATATAAGAACTTTTTAAGTTCCGGCAATCAATTTACAGAGATTGACTTCCAACAACATCATACTAATTTGATTATTGGAACAAATGGTGCAGGTAAATCTACGATGTTAGATGCACTTACATTTGTATTATTCAATAAACCATTTCGTAAGATTAATAAACCACAACTTGCGAATGCTACAAATGAGAAGGATTGTTTAGTGGAGATTGAGTTCTCTGTGAATAGTCGTGATTATTTGGTTCGTCGTGGAATTAAACCAAATATCTTTGATATTGAGGTGAATGGTAATCCACTTCATAAGGAAGCAGATGATCGTGCTAATCAACGCATTCTTGAGGAGAGTATTCTTAAGGTAAATTATAAGTCATTTACACAAATTGTTATACTTGGTAGTAGCACCTTTGTGCCTTTCATGCAATTAACGACTGCCAATCGTCGTGAGGTGATTGAAGACTTGTTAGATATTCGTATCTTCTCTGCTATGAATAGTCTAATTAAAGATAATATTCGCACAAAGAAAGAGCAAATTAAATCTTTAGATATTAAGAAAGATAATCTTAAAGATAAGATGAAGATGCAGGAAGAGTTTATTGAAGAACTCGAAAGTCGTGGTAATGCAAATATAAAATCCAACAGTGATAAAATCACTAAGTTAGATAGTGAAGTCGAAGTTTATATGAGAGATAATGCTGTCATAGAAGAAGATATTCATAAATTTACAAAAGAACAGGAAGAAGTTATTGGTGCTCGTGGGAAGTTATCAAAACTAAACAATCTTAAAGGCAAAATCTCACAAAAGGTTGCGACCATTACCAAAGAGCATAAGTTCTTTACAGAAAATACGGTCTGCCCTACCTGTACACAAGACATCAAAGAAGAGTTTCGTGTAAATAGAATTAGTGACGCTCAAAATAAAGCAAAGGAACTCAAGAAAGGTTATGAAGATCTTGAAGAAACAATTAAGTTCGAACAGGAACGAGAGCGTCAATTCAATACCTTATCTAAGGAGATTACAAAACTAACGCATGGCATTTCTCAAAACAATACTAGGATTTCCCTCAACCAGAGACAAATCAGAGATCTTGAACATGAAATTCAAACTATTACCAATAACTTACAAAACAGAAATACTGAGAATGAGAAATTAGAGCAGTTTAAAGACAATCTCCAAAAGACAATTGAATATCTTTCAGACAAAAAACAAGAAATCGTTCATTACGATTTTGCCTATTCCCTTCTTCGGGACGATGGCGTAAAAACAAAAATCATCAAGAAGTATCTTCCATTCATCAATCAGCAGGTTAATCGTTATCTTCAAATGATGGACTTCTACATCAACTTTAAACTTGATGAGGAGTTCGGTGAAACCATTGAGTCACCTATTCACGAAAACTTTTCTTATAGTTCTTTTAGTGAAGGTGAAAAAATGCGTGTAGATTTGGCTCTACTCTTCACTTGGAGAGAAGTTGCGAGACTCAAAAATTCCGTAAACACTAACCTGTTGATTATGGACGAAGTATTTGACTCTTCACTTGATGGATTTGGAACCGAAGAGTTCCTAAAAATTATTCGTTATGTGATAAAGGATGCTAATATATTCGTCATCTCTCATAAGTCAGACTTACATGACAAATTCCAAAGTGTCATAAGGTTTGAGAAAGTCAAAGGTTTTTCACGTATGATGTCCTGATACATCAAAGAACAATGCAAGTCCCAAATAGATACCATCACTCCAAGAAGGAGCAGAAACGAAAACTGAAACCTCAGGCAATGCGTTCTCGAAAGGAGGCACTGAGACACTTCAAAAACTGTCACATGACCCTGCCCAAAAAGCAGGGTTCTTTTGTATAATACGTTCATACGAAACGAACTGATGACTTCTCTTTTTTCAGTCAAATGCTTCAGTCCATCTCAAGTTTTTTATACTTGTCAAACTGAACTTTGGATAGAAGCGGTTGCTATGGCACATCTTCTGGCAGAAACATATGGTCATCGTGCTAATGTGTATAAACCCAATGAGGTTCATCACGCATATTCTGCCACAGGGAACCCCGATATCACTGATCGTATCTTTACTTGATACGATAACCACTTCCCAAACTGACCACCACCTCCTCACAGGGGTGGTTTTTTATTGTATACTACATTCATACGCATCAAACCAATGACCGTCAGGCACGAAATCAAATCTCAACTTGCCAAACTTCTTGCCACCGAAGACCTTGTGGTAGAGAACAAAAATGTTGAGACTGCATGTTTCAATGTTCATACTCGTGTGCTGACACTGCCGAATTGGGATAAGGCAGGTAATGAGATATATGATATGTTGGTGGCACATGAAGTGGGACATGCACTTTATACACCAGATCGTGATTGGATAAAAGAATATAAGATTCCTCCACAGTTTGTGAATGTGGTGGAGGATGCTCGCATTGAAAAACTGATGAAGCGTCGTTATGCTGGCATCTCTAAGACCTTCTATAAAGGATATAATGTTCTTGCCGATGAGGACTTCTTTGGTGTTGAGTGTGAAGATGTAAGTAAGATGAATCTTGCCGACCGTGTAAATCTTCACTTTAAGATTGGAAACTTTGTTGATATTCCTTTTGGTGAATATGTAGAGATGCCTATCGTTCGCATGATCGAAGGTTGTGAAGATTTTGATGATGTTCTGATTGCGGCACAGGCACTCTATAAGTATTGTCAGGATCAGATGAATACAGAAACCAAGACTGATATGGATTCATTAGAATCGCAAAGTTCTGGTTCATCCGAAGAGCAGTCTGATAACTCTATGGAGCAACAGCAACCTGGAGAATCTGCTGATACCGAGCAAGACACCGAGCATGTTGCCGAGCAAGACACCGAGCATGTTCGTCAGGGTGGAGAAACTAATCCTGAACCTAAAGTCGATACGATGGATTCGTTGCAGGATGCAATCAAAAATCTTGCATCAATGGATGGAATTGAGAATGTTTATGTAGAACTTCCTCAAGTTAATCTTGATGATATTATTGTTCCAAATAAAGAGATACATGAGAGATGTGATGAACTCTGGGACAATCCAAATGATCCTTATCTGTTTGATTATGTTGATGGTGAGTTTCTGAAATTTAAAAAATCAGCACAGAAAGAGGTAAATTATCTTGTCAAAGAATTCGAATGTAGAAAATCTGCTAATAGCTATGCTCGTGCTACTACTAGTCGCACTGGAGTTCTGGACTGCTCTAAACTCCACACCTACAAATACAACGAAGACTTGTTTAAGAAAGTAACCACACTTGCCGATGGTAAAGATCATGGATTGATTTTTATTCTCGATTGGTCTGGTTCGATGACCCATGTAATGATGGATACTATGAAACAGTTATTCAATCTTGTCTGGTTCTGTAAGAAAGTTTCTATTCCATTTGAGGTATATGCATTCACGAATGAGTATCCATTAGTAAGTGATGATGGAGAACAACTTTGTCGTAAAAGACCATATGAGAAAAAAGATGGTTTGATGCAGGTTGGAGAACAGTTTTCTTTGATGAACATTTTGTCACACAAAGTTAATTCTAAAACTTTGGAAAAACAATTGAAGAATATGTTCCGTCTTGCACAATATATTACTTTTGGTGGAAGGTATCCTATCCCTGTTGGAATGGGATTGTCCGGAACTCCCTTGAATGAGACGATGATTGCACTTCACCAAATTATTCCACAGTTTAAGAAAAATACTAAAGTTCAAAAAGTTCAGTGTGTCGTATTGACTGATGGTGAGGGTTATGGACTTACTTATCATCGTGAGATTCAAAGATCTTGGGAGTATGAACCTTTTATTGGACTTGGAAGAATTGGTGATAATTGCTATCTCCGTGATCGTAAAACGGGAAACACTTATTCTTTGAATTCTATGTGGGATGACTACACTGACATTTTGATTCAAAATTTGAGAGACAATTTTACTGACACTAATTTTATTGGTATTCGTGTTCTTGAGTCTCGTGATTCTAATCGTTTTATTAGTCGTTACACTTGGGGCGAATATAAATTAAAAGAGCAAATACAAAACCAATGGAAAAAAGAGAGATCATTTGCTATCAAAAATTCTGGTTATCATTCTTATATTGCACTTTCGGCAACAACTCTTGCAGGTGAATCGGAATTTGATGTATCAGAAGATGCTTCCAAAACTCAAATCAAAAAATCTTTTATGAAGAGTTTGAAGAATAAAAAAATGAATAAGAAAATTCTAAATGAGTTTGTGGGACTTGTTGCCTGATAAATATTTCTATAATAATAGGTATTAAGAATGTCTAGATTTGGAGATTTAATAGGAGGAAAAACTCCGGCACCAGCTCCAGCAGCACCTGCACAACCTACTCCAGTTGCAGTTCCTTCAGAACCTGTAGAAGCAATTGCTCTTGATCCCATTGCTGTGGAAGAAGTTGTTGAAACTTTTCCATATGAGAGTGATGTTTCTATCGATGAAATGAGTAAGGATGAACTTGAAGAGTATGGTAGAACTGTTGGTATTGAACTTGACAGGAGACATTCTCGCAGAAAATTGATTAAAGAGTTGAAAGAGCATCTGACCAATTCTTAAACTGTCCATCGGGGGTCGTCAAGACCCCTTTTTTCTTGTATAATAACTTCAGTTGAAACCAACAAAACAAGATCATGTCTCTTTCTGCTGAATACATCGTCACTTCATTACAGGAACTTTATGGAGAGTCCGTAACTGGTGCTGATATTCGTGCTTGGTGTGCAATGAATGGATCTAACTATCAGACAGTTACGAATAAAATTGCTGATTATAAAGTTGGACGTGGTAAGTGGAACCTGACCATTCAGGAAAAACTTGAGCAAACATATCAGGCACCTCCTGCCATGCCCACTGTTGAGCAAAATTTAATTCCTGATAAAGATGATACTTTCGTCAAGTTTGGTAACTTTGGTGATCTTAAAAAAATTATTCAGTCCCGTCTTTTTTACCCAACGTTCATTACGGGTCTTTCGGGTAATGGTAAAACGTTATCTGTAGAGCAAGCTTGTGCTCAACTTGGACGTGAACTTATTCGTGTAAACATTACTATTGAGACTGATGAAGACGATCTTATTGGTGGTTTCCGTCTTGTCGATGGGGCAACTGTTTGGCATAACGGACCTGTCATTGAAGCACTCGAACGTGGAGCAATCTTGCTACTCGATGAAGTTGACCTTGCTAGCAATAAAATCCTCTGTCTCCAGTCCATCCTTGAAGGTAAAGGTGTGTTCCTGAAGAAAATTGGTAGGTATGTAAAACCAACAAAAGGTTTCAATGTATTTGCTACTGCCAATACAAAAGGTAAAGGTTCTGAAGATGGTCGTTTTATCGGCACTAATGTTCTCAACGAAGCATTCCTTGAGCGTTTCCCAGTAACCTTTGAGCAGTCATATCCAACTCCTGCGACTGAACAGAAAATCCTTGAGGGTATTGCTTTGGATCTTGGAGTGGAAGATCGTGACTTCTGCAAACGTCTTGTTGACTGGGCAGACATTATTCGTAAAACTTTCTATGATGGTGGTATTGACGAAATCATCAGCACCCGTCGTTTGGTTCACATCATCCGTGCTTTCAGCATCTTCAAAGATAAGGCAAAAGCAATCCAAGTTTGTGTAAGTCGTTTTGATGATGAGACCAAACAATCATTCTTGGAACTCTATGACAAAGTGGATGCCGACTTTGTGATGCCGATTGACGGTCAGGAGATTAACTGATATAATAAGTTATGACTAACTCTTGGTCCATGCTATACGATGAAATTTTAAAAATGGATGACCACATTAATTTTAATAAGCAACAAAGTCCTATTGATTTTATTCCAACTTCAGCAACTCCGTTCAAATATAATGAAGAGGAGATTGTAAAAGAACTTCTTGAGTATATTAGAGGAACTTATAGACAGCATTATTCTGCTGGTGATGATAAAATTCAAACACTGGATTTGATTGAAGCTTGTGGAGATGGTGAACCATTCTGTAGATCTAATATTCTTAAGTATGCATCACGATATGATAAGAAAGGTACGGCACGTCGTGATATAATGAAGATCCTCCACTATGCTGTTCTTCTAATGCATTTCAATGATAAGAATGCAAAACGTGAAACCTACCCTCAATAATAATGAAACTCAAAGAACAAACAATGAAACTGTCTGACAACGCACTTGCTATCCTCAAGAACTTTGCGGGTATTAACAATTCTATTCTTGTAAAGCAAGGTAATAAACTTCGCACTATCTCTGTGGCAAAGAATATTCTTGCCGAAGCAGAAATCAAAGAAGATTTTCCACGGGACTTTGCCATCTATGATCTCAACCAGTTTTTGAATGGATTGAGTCTTCATCAGGATCCTGACCTTGACTTTAATCAAGACAGTTACTTGAGTATCAAAGAAGGCAAGCGTCGTGTGAAGTATTTCTTTGCTGACCCGAATGTAATTATTGCTCCCCCAGAGAAGGAGATTACATTGCCATCTCAAGATGTATGTTTTCAGTTGGATAGTGTAACACTTGAAAAATTGACGAAAGCAGCAGCAGTATATCAACTTCCTGATATGTCTGCAATTGGTGAGAATGGTGTTATCAAACTGGTGGTTCGTGATAAGAAAAATGATACTTCTAATGAGTATGCCATTGTTGTTGGTGAGACCAGTGATGATTTTGAGTTTAACTTTAAGGTAGAAAACATCAAAATTATTCCTGGTGCTTATGAGGTAGTAGTATCTTCTAAACTTTTGTCACAATTCACGAATACACAGCACAATCTCAAGTATTATATTGCTCTGGAACCTGATTCGACATTCGGATGAGACACATTCTCTTTACCCTTAAGGGGTGTCCATATGGATTACTAAATGATGAAGCACATATTCGTAATGTGCTTTCAAATGCTGCAACATTATCTGAAAGCACATTAATAGATATTTCATCACATAAGTTTGAACCTCATGGTGTAACTGCCGTAGCACTTCTTGCCGAGTCTCACATTAGTATTCATACATGGCCGGAGAATGGTATGGCAGTATGTGATGTGTTTACCTGTGGAGATCATACAAATCCCAGATCAGGTGCCACATACATGTATGAAGCAATGGGTGCAACAGATATTGTATCTGAAATCTTTACTCGACCTTTAAAATGATTAAAGTTGATGTCCCAATGAGAATAACTGGTAGTATCCTAGTGATTACTGCATACTTTGTCGTTCTTCATATCAATATAACTCTTGGAGTGATGTTGCACTTCGTTGCTGATATGATTTCAGTTCCTTACTTTATAAGGACAAAATCTTGGGATGTCGTTATAATGCTTATGTTCCTACTGGCAATCAGTTTTAGCAAACTCTTAACATGAATATCTTTGTGACGGACGAAAGTCCGGTCAAGTCTGCTCAGGTTCTTCCTGATAAGCACATCGTCAAGATGCCTCTAGAGTGCTGTCAGATGCTCTCTATTGTTGCCTCAGACAAATGGGGGCATGGGTATGGAACTCTTCCAAAGACCGATGGAACCCCATATGCGACCGATAAGGGTGCTTTCCGCAATCACCCCTGCACAGTATGGGCAAATGAGACTGCTGCAAATGCCCGATGGTTGATCCGGCACGGTCTTGCATTATGTGAGGAGTATTCTAATCGATATGGAAAAATTCATTCATGTCTTCATACTCTTGCACATGCAAATAAAATCTTTCCATTAGATGCTATTCATCGATCAAAACTTACTCCATTTGTTCGTGCCATGCCTGAAGAGTTTAAGTTTGATACAAGTATAAGTACAATTGAAGCGTACAAAATGTACATTGCTTCTAAACCATGGGTATCTAAGAATTACTTAAAATTACCAAATCGTAAACCTGAATGGGTATAAAGTGAAAGAAGATAAAATAAAAACACTTTACCTTTACGAATTGGAAGATGGTGGATGTATTATGCATGATGGATATATCCAAATAGGTATTATGAAACATAATGTTGAAAAACATATGGAACTAAATCCTACCGTTAATTGGATTGTGACCTATTGGTGTCCTGATATATTTGCTAACAGATATGAGAGAGTGACATTTCAAAAAACTAAAAAGAAAAACGAAGGTAGTCCAAGGACAGATAATCAAGGACAAGGTATGGATTTGAACATAGAACCGAAAGGTTGTGGTATACTAAAGGACAAGTAGATTTGATTATGAATGAACTAACACAAGAACAAATAAAAACTCTTGAAGATGCAACTAATTCACTCCCAGAAAAACTGAGAACTGGAAAGTATAGAACTATGGAAGGAATTGAAGAACAACTTTCGAGTGGTACTAACATTATCTTTTATATTAGATGTGAAGATAAAGTTGATAAGGATGGTGAATATAAACATTATGAAATGAAAAGTATGAAACTTGGTGAAATTTGATTATGAGCAACTTCATCTGGGTTGAGAAGTATCGACCACAAACTATTGAAGAATGTATTCTCCCTGAGAGTACAAAGAAGACCTTTCAATCTTTCCTAGATAAAGGAGAGATTCCTAATATGCTACTTGCCGGTCCTCCAGGCATCGGTAAAACAACAGTGGCAAAAGCACTATGTAACGAACTTGGAGTAGATGTATATGTCATCAACGGATCCGATGAAGGACGATTCCTTGATACCGTCAGAAATAATGCGAAAAACTTTGCTTCGACCGTATCACTTACGTCAGATTCTAAACACAAAGTCATCATCATTGATGAGGCAGATAACACATCCAATGATGTACAACTCCTCTTACGGGCGTTTATTGAGGAGTTCGCTGGCAATTGCAGATTCATCTTCACCTGTAACTACAAAAACAAAATCCTTGAACCCCTCCATTCCCGATGTGCCGTCGTTGAATTTGGAATCAAAGGAAAAGAACGTCAAGGAATCGCAGCACAGTTCTTCAAACGCATCCAACAAATCTTGGATGCAGAAGGTGTTGAATATGATAACAAGGTCCTGGTAGAATTAATCAATAAGCACTTTCCTGATTGGAGACGTGTTCTTAATGAATGCCAAAGATATTCCGTAAGTGGGAAAATCGACTCTGGTATTCTTGCCACTTTTTCAGATGTTGCCGTCAATGAACTGGTTAAAAACCTTAAAGAGAAGAATTTTCCCGAAGTACGTAAATGGGTTGTCAATAACCTGGACAATGATACTACTGTCCTGTTGCGTCGTATTTACGATGCTTGTTATGATTCCTTGGTTCCGAATAGTATTCCTGCTGCTGTGCTTGTCCTTGCTAAGTATCAGTATCAAATGGCATTTGTGGCGGACCAGGAAATAAACTTACTTGCCTGTTTGACTGAAATAATGGTGGAGTGCGAGTTCCAATGACAAGTATTCCAACTAAAATTGGTATGGCCCTTATTATGGTCTATTGGTTGACTATGGCTGGTATGGTTGCCAATGCATATTTTCATTATAACTATAACGTATGGAGTGTGAATTTAAATGATTGATGTAAAACTGCTACGAATTGTGACTGGTGAAGAAGTTATCGCAGAACTCATAGATGAGAATGCTGCTTCTATTACAGTCCAAAATGGTCTTGTAGTTCTTCCAACTAATAATGGTGTTGGATTTGCTCCATGGGCAACTGTGATTAGTAAGGACAAACCGGAGATTACGATTTCTAAAACTCATGTCGTATATGTCGCAGAGGTTCAGGAAGATGTCTGTAAGAAGTATAATGAAATGTTTGGTAGTAAGTTGATTACTCCAAACTCTAAAAAACTGGTTCTGTGACTTAAATGAGAATTGGAGTCATGTGTTCTGGAAACGGAACTAACTTTGAGAACATTGTTGAGAATTGTCCAGACCATGAAGTTGTAGTTATGATCTACAATATCAAAGGATGTGGTGCTCAAGAAAGGGCTGAACGATTGGGCATTCCCAACTGTCGTATTAAGAGTATTGATGAACAAAAAATCATCGATAAACTTAATAGACACAAAGTTGATTTAGTAGTTCTTGCAGGTTGGATGAGAATTGTTACACCGGGATTGATTCATGCTTTTCCGAATAAGATAATTAATATTCATCCATCATTACTTCCAAAGTATAAAGGTCTTAATGCCGTTAAGCAGGCATTAGATAGTGGTGATAAAATCACTGGATGTACAGTTCATTATGTGACTGAAGAGTTAGATTCTGGAGGATGTATTGATTCTTCTTCTGTTCCTATTTGTGTAGGAGATACGGAAGAGACCTTACATCACAGAGTTCAGAGAGCAGAACATCGTTTACTTCCTATGGTAATTAACAATTTATCTGAAAATATAAATTAAATGGAATGGTTCATTGAGTTATTACAAATGAGACAAGATAAAATTGATACACAAGGCATGAGTCTTCCTGGTAAATCAAAGAAACCAAGTAGTTATGCTCCCATGCCAGTAAAGCATCGTAGTATCTTTACTGAAGAAGAACGTAGAGAATTAAAGGATATTGTTAATGAAGCACTTGATGAGAGGTGGAACGACCATGAAGTTTAAAGCATTAGTATTCATTCGTCTACGATCACAGGTCGATGACTCTCCTGGTAATGCTGTGAGAGATGCCTGTAAGAGATTGTCTGAACTGGAAATTAAAAAATTGAGGTTAGGTAAGGTCATTGACATCTGGATTGAGGCACCTAATAAAGAGTATGCCGCAGAAGAAGTAACTAGACTGAGTGGTAGATTTCTCGCCAATACTGTAATGGAGGATTGGTATTATGAATTGACTGAAATTGAAAGTTTTCCTAAAGGAGTTGAATAATGCCACATGAATTCGACCCATGCGAAGCACCCACCGAAGGTAAACTTGATAAGTGGGGATTTACAATTAAACCAACTATCAGTGATACTGAGTGTATTTTAATTTGTTTGAGAAATGCACCTTGCGGAATTGATAAAAAACAATCAGAACGTTTAGTAAAGGAGTTTGAAAATGGAAGGATTTAATGAACCGGGATCAAGTACTAAAAAAGAAATACCAGAGGAGGAATTGAAATCTATTGTAGAGCAACAACTCAATAATGTTGTTTCGATTCTAAAAGGAAAGTTAGAGTATGCTTCTACATATGATAACACGGGTAAAATCACTAAAAAAATTATTATTACTTACGATGAAACAAACTAAGAAATGTCAAGTTAAGTCCAAGTTCTACTATATCTTTTGGGGAACTGCTACAGCATCAGTTTTACTGGGACAACTATATGTTGGAACTGGATATAGGATAATGGCAGAAAGCACACTGAGTTTTCAAGATTACCTTACAGAACTTTTAGATACTGCTAAGACTTTCTGATGGGACTACTAAAAATTGATAAAAGCAAACTGGTGGAGGAAAAAGTCAAAACTACTCCCCAGAATGTAAAGGAAGCAAATGAAGCACTTTTTCGTGCTACAATGAACTTACCTACTGCCGCAAAACATTGTGGTATGACTCAGAAGGAAATGAAATTGACCTTCTGGGAATATTTGAAATATCATCCTCGTGATTATGAAAACCTTTCCTCTTAAAACTTGTCTAAGATATCCTGGTGGTAAGTCTAAGGCAACAAAGACATTGGCTCCATGGTTTCCTGAAGACTTTAAAGAATATCGTGAGCCATTTATTGGTGGTGGTTCTGTGGCATTTTATGCAACTCAGGCATACCCAGATGTCCCTATATGGATCAATGATAAGTATGTGACACTCTATAACTTCTGGGTTCAGTTGAGGGATAATGGTGAAGAATTATCTAATCGTCTGAATGAGATTAAATCAAGAGTATCAAACTATCAATCTCAGGATGATAAGGATGCGGCACATAAAGAACTCTTTAATCAAACACTGGACGATATCAATAGTCAGGATGGACTTGACCGTGCCATAAGTTTCTTTGTTCTAAACAAGTGTAGTTTTTCTGGTCTGACCGAGAATAGCACTTTTTCTAAAACTGCTTCTCGTTCTAATTTTTCTTTTGTTGGTATTGAGAAACTAAAGAAGTATTCTCAACTTACAGAGAAATGGAAGATTACAAATATTGATTACTCGGAGGTTATGAATGCTCCTGGCGAGAATGTATTCGTATTTCTTGATCCACCTTATGATATCAAAGACTTCCTTTATGGTAAGGACCGTGAGATGCATAAGTTCTTTGACCATGATAAGTTTGCCGAAGATGTGTATAAGTGTCCACATGAGTTTATGATTACCTATAATGTGAATGATAGGTTATTGGAACTGTATAAAGATTATCATTTGCGTGAATGGAAACTTCGATATTCCATGGCACATCGTGGTGAGAAAGGAACTGATGAGAATGTAAAGACAGAACTTCTTGTCACCAATTATCCTACCGAAAAAGAAACTGTAAACGTTCTTGACCTTCTACTTTATGACTGAACTGAAAGACTGGCTCAACTCTATCAATCAAACAAAGAAGCATTTGATTGATGAAGACCCTTCACTCGAAAAAGAATATCCTCCTTATATTATCAATCGTTGTTTTTCTGGACATCTTGATACTTTGATGTTTACGAATGAAATGAATAAGTATAATTTCCTTCCTAAAAAGTTACAATACGACTTCTTTATAAATATTGTGAGGAAAAAGAAGAGATTTTCTCCCTGGCTCCGACAAGATAAGATCAAAGATCTAGATTATGTCAAACGTTATTATGGTTATAGTAATGAGAAGGCAAAACAGGCTTTGAAAATTCTAACAAAAGAACAACTTAATTTTATTAAATCAAAATTTGATACTGGAGGAAAAGGATGAGTGTTGTTAGAGAAGCTGAAGTGAAGTGGACACCAGACCAAATGGTGGAAGTGGTTCTAGGAGAACCAGATGACTTTCTGAAAGTGCGTGAGACTTTGACTCGTATCGGAGTTGCGTCTAGAAAAGAAAAGAAAATCTATCAGTCCTGTCACATTCTGCACAAGCAAGGGAGATATTACCTTGTACATTTTAAGGAACTATTTGCCCTTGATGGCAAACACGCAAATCTGACATTGAACGATGTTCAAAGACGTAATCGTATTGCTCAATTACTTGCTGATTGGGGTCTTATTAGCATCGTTAGTGCTGATAAAATACAAGATATTGCTCCACTAAATCAGATTAAGGTTCTTGCATTTAGAGATAAGCAAGACTGGATTCTTGAGACCAAGTATAATATTGGGTCGAAGAAGAAAAGGACAGAGGAAACCGAATAAAAAAGTGAGGGTTTTACTACCCTCTTTTTTATGACTTGTGCTAATATATACTTATGGATGCCTTCGGGGTCCACAAAACACAAACTCGCTTTTAAAGGAGCTAAGAATCATGGGAAACCTTGCACGGTATACTGCTGCGGACCTGCCTGCGCTGATGGATCGTATAAATAGGAATAGCATAGGAATGGATGAATACTTCGATAGGTTGTTTAATCTCCACGAAACAACGAAGAATTATCCACCATTTAATCTAGTCACGGTCAGCAACGTAGAATCAAGACTAGAACTTGCACTTGCAGGATTTAAAAAAGCAGAAGTAAATGTCTACACACAAGACGGAAAACTCTTTGTCGAAGGACAGAAAGAGGATACCGAATCAGAAACCACTTATGTCCACAGAGGAATGGCTCAACGATCTTTCACCAGATCTTGGACATTGGCAGAGGACACGGAAGTTAGATCAGTTGAATTTGAGGATGGGTTGTTAAGTATTGTTCTGGGAAGAATTGTGCCCGAACATCATCAAAAGAAGGTATGGTTTTGATATCCTGACTAATTTTTGCTGCGGTTGATACAGAAGTGTATCATAGTGATACAGTATAATCTATATAATTATGTAATCTGATGGAGACCATTATGAACTTCACCATGACTACCATACTTTTTGGTACAGCAGCATCTCTTTTTAGTTGGGGAGTGCTGTACCCTGTTTTGTCCTAATACTTCCTGAACCATGGAAATTCTAGCAATCATCGCAGCAATCTCAGCAACAACATTTGGCGCATATAAGATGACACCTAAAAACTGAATAAATAAAATTACCTGATTTGACCGCAATCTATCAGGAAGAGGGTGAAAATCCCTCTTTTTATTATAAATACATATGCGGTCAAATTAGAGTAGAATGAATTATTTAAAGGTTTATTGTAACCTTATTAAAAGGGCAGAGGATAGAGATTGTCCTAAAGGTTACACAGAAAGACACCACGTATTTCCGAAAAGTATATTCGGTAACAATGACAGAATAGTTGTGCTTACTGGAAGAGAACATTATATTGCACACCTACTTCTACAAAAGATGTGTGAAAAAAGATATGGGGTAGAAAGTAAAAGAACACAGAAAATGTTATGTGCCCATATCAATATGAAAAGTAAAGGTAGATATTTCAATTCTTACCTATACGAAATCGCAAAAGAAAAGAGAAGCAAAAGTATGACGGGTTCTCTACACTGGAATTGGAAAGGTGGTAAGAAATATAAGAAGAAATATAAGAAGAAAGAGAAATATAACACAAATGAAAAATATAAGAGATATACATATCAACTTATAGACCCAAAAGGAGATAAAATAGAAACTACCAGTTTGAGAAAGACTTGTGAGCAGAATAACTTAGATCATAGAAATATGTCCCTTGTGTCGAAAGGTAAAAGAAACCATCATAAGGGATGGAAATGCAAAGTGCTAAATATATTATGAATATTTTCTCAAAAATATCGTCGTCGCAGACGGAGGGGGAACTGGCCAAATCCAGTTGTAACCCCTCCTTTTTTATGCTATAATACTCGGAGAGGTAAATTAAAAATGTCGATTAAGATTGCATTATTGAAATCGGGAGAATCGGTAATTGCCGATATCAAAGAACTGATTTCTGATGAAAAGATTTGTGGATATCTGTTTAAGAATCCTTATATTGTAGATCTAGCATCTAATGAAGAGGTTCTTCTTTTGGAGGAAGGTCAAACTCCACCAGAAGATAGAAATGTAGGAGTTAATTTTACTCCTTGGATTTGTCTTACATCAGATAAGGAAATACCTGTAAGATATGACTGGTTAGTTACTGTCGTGACTCCAGTAAAAGAAATTGAAAAACTTTATGAGGAGATGATTAATGGACAAGACGATCAAAGTGATTCTACTGATGAGCAATCAAATTCTGATCAGTCAGATTGAGGAAGTATCAACAGAACTTGGAGAACCTGATTGTAGATTGATTGAACCATTTTTATTGAATCAATCAAGTCTCACACTTTCTCCTTGGTTGATTGATTATACTTCTGATAATAGGTATATGATTTCGTCGGATAAGATTCTGACTCTTGCCGATCCAAATTCAGAACTTTTGAAAAAGTATATTGAACTTACCAAGTAATGAAAGTATTAAGTATTGACCTAGACTATATTATGGGTCCAACAATAGAATTGTATAATGGACTTTATTATGAAAACCATCCTACAATAAGATGGGACAACTTATTCAATCAAAGTAATTTTAAAGAAAATCATTTTTATATTGATCAATCCAATCTACTATTCTGTTATAATACATTTCTAAAAGGAATTAAAAATTGTGATAGTGTTTCTTTTGGATATGAACATGATTCTATTTTGTTTAGTATTGCTGACTGTGAAAATATTGATCTAATCAATATTGATCATCATGATGATGTTTTTGGAGGAGATTATACTGAAGAAATGTCTGATGAAGATGCATACAAAAGAGAATTTTATGAAATTCTAAAACACAATAAAGTTCATGAAGGAAATTGGGGTGCTTGGTTGGGAGGAAATGGGAAACTTAATTCTTTTACCTGGATAGGAAATAAAAATAGTGGGAATAAAGCACGTAATGAGTATAATACTGAGGTAGTTCCTAACTATCAAAATGTAGAGAAAGAGAATTATAAGTTTGATAATTATAACTTTGATCATATCTTTGTGTGTATGTCACCGCAGTATATTCCGCCAAATCACTGGCATTATTTTTATATGTTCGTGAGTGCTTTTGAGGAATTTTCTGGAAAGGATGCTATAATACATAAGGAAAAATACGAAACCCATGTCCGACATCAATTAATTCATAATGAGATTTTACACCAAAAATTAATTACTTAAAACTTTTCTTTC